AGGAGCGGCAGGAGCGGCAGGAGCTTCGCTTTCAGTAGGCATTACCACTTCAACGGCGGTGTCGGCAACAGGCGTGAAAACCATGCGGGCCGTGCCATCTTCAACCATCTGAATTTCCATGATGATGTTGGCGAAGTTGAACTGCATTGCAGAGAGTTTTGGCAGAGTATTCATTTCAGTTTTACCTTTCATATTAAATTGCTACGCTGTATTTGGCGGCTTCAGCGCGTACCATTTCAGGGGTTACGGCTGGGTTCATCGCCCATTCGCGCAGGTGTGCCAGTGTGGTTTGGAATGCTGGGTGCGACAGCATGGTTTGTTTCGGGTCGGTCGGTGCTTGGTACGCGGGCGCAGCGGCGGCAGTATCTTCTTTCACTTCGGGGAAGTCCACCTCAATCGCTTTCTCAGTATCAGCTTCGTGGCGCATAGCCAAGATACGGGTAAACACTTCCTGCGGAGCATAGCCCACGGCTTTAAACCGTACACCGATATTTGAGCCTTCGGCGAAAGCGACTTCGGTAATAATACCTTCCCAAATTGCGCCGCCCTGTTTAAGGCGTTTGGCATACTCGCTCAATGTAAAGTAGCCCTCGCCTTCGCGTGCAGATTTACCGAACAGGGCGGTCGAGGATAAGTCCATTGAGAACACCCGCAATTCGGGGTCGTTGGGAAATACAACTGCCAACTTCTTACGGCTGCCGCAGGCTTTACCTTTACCTGTTGAGGACGAACCAGTTACGTTTTTCGGACAGCTTGCGCAGTCATGCGACTGTGGTTTGTGTGATTTGGGATTGGGCCGCACGCCGTCCGCCGACCAACACGCGGGAGGAGCGTTGTCGCCATCGCGGTATTGGCTATCGTAGTAAGCGCGGTAAGTGGTATTGTTTTCAGGCGCGATGGCAACAATGATAATCTGCGCGCTACCTGCAAATTGAGGGAACTGCACTGGACCTTGCGCGGTTTGTACCACGCCCATCGGTTTGCCGTCTTCGGCGAGGAAGTTGATTTGCCCGCCTTTCAGTTGTACCTTACGCCCACTAGCGAAGCCGTCGCCAAACGACCCCATAGAGGACTGCCCTGCGGCAGCCAACATATATTCAGGCATTGCGCCAATAGTCATTGGTACGGCCTGCTGTTGAATAGGGATAACATTATTCATGATTTAGTTCCTTATTTGGAAGTGGGTTTTTTAATAGAGATAACGGCTTGCGAATAGCTGGCAACGCCTGGCGGCAACTGCCCATTGTGTTCGCGGCTGTAATCTTCGACGAACTCTTTCGTCGGCTTGATGGTGGTCGCCTCATAGTTACCACTCTGAACGATGTACTGGCCGAACGCTGCGCGGTCTTCTGCGGTGTAGGTGATGCGGATAGACTGGACAATCGTGCCGCCTGTGGTGCGGAAGCTGGTCGCGCCCGCCTCGTTCAGTCGGCGTTGGCACTCGGCTTCGATTGCGTCTTGTGTCGCTTCTACGTCAGCGATGGCCGCCTCGTATTCTTTCTTGCGGTCGGACAACCAGTTGCGGTTGTTGATGTACCACTCCGAGAGTTGGGCTTCGTTGTATTGGGAAAGGTCGATTTCCATAATGGTCTCCGTGTTTTATTGTGGGGGTTAATCCAGTTGATGAAACGTATTATACGCTAATAATCTGCGTATGTCAAGAGGTAAGCAATAATTTTTTAAGCTCCTCCCATTTTCTAATTGGCATATCCGAATGGGTCGGCACGCCGAGCGGGGCGCACCACGCATTAACCGTCCGCAGGCTAATCTTCAACAGGTCGGCGCACTCCTGCTGGGTTATATTGGCCGCCTCCAATAAGCGGCGCAGGTTGTTCGGCGTGTAGCCCACGTCGGGGAACTCTAACTTGTCCATAGTAATCCTTTATGTGTCCATACCCAGCACGCTGTAATACAGTTTAAGCAGCGTGTCTTGGTTCTGCTGGTTGTCAATCAAGTTTTGGTACATCTCCCGCTCGTACTTGTCGCCGAACAGGTGGACGATGTTCATGTGTTGGGTCTGCCCTGGCCTGTCCATGCGCTCACACGCTTGCAGATAGGTCTCGGTACGGGCTGGGGGTGCATACCATACCGTCAGGCTGGCCGCCGTTGCAGTAATGCCGTGCGAGAACGCTTCGGGTATGGCGATGATGACCTGCGGCGAAGCCGTCTTTTGGAAGTCGTCCAGTATGCGCTTGCGCTCGTGGACGCTGGTGTCGCCTGTGATGACCGCTACCTCGAACTCCTTACCCAACGCCTCGGATACCACTTGGATAACGTGGCGGAATGGTACGAATACCAGTGCCTTACTATGTGGGCGGCCTTCTGCCACACTGTCGTCGCCCGACGCGCGGGCTTGCTTAATCAGGTCGATGGTCTCGGTTATGCGGGCTTTGTTGTCCAGTACCAGTGCATCGCCGCCTTCGGCATACACCGCACCTGCATACACCTGCCGCAGCTTGCCATGAAGCACCGCAGCGTTGGCGCACAATACTTGGTAGCCGTCGTTGAAGTTGGCCACCGCGTCGTTGGTTAAGGCTTTGATGGTCTGCTGCTGCGGCTTGCTTAACCCTACGTCGAGGAAGCGGCGCGTTACAGGCGGCAGGTCGAGGCAGTCAGCTTTGCGAATATAGATGGCGGGCTGCAACATCTCACGCACGGTGTCCTGCCAGTTCTTCTTGTCCTTCCAAATGAAAGTCGAAACTTTGAATTGTACCAAACTTTGAAAACCTGTCTTGGTCTTCGGCACGCGGTCGGGGGTAACAAGTTTACCCTGGCCGTATGCGTCCATCGGTCCTTGCGGTGTAGGCGTACCTGTCAATGCCCATATACGGGTCGAGGCTTTTACCAACTTGGACAGGGCTTTCCACCGCTTCGTACTGGGGTCTTTGTACGCCGTACTCTCGTCAATGATAATCAGGTCGTAGTTCTTCTCCACCAATATGGGCGACAAAATCTCCACGCCGTCGAAGTTCACAATGTCGAAGTCGGTGCGCCGTGTCAGTGCAAGCTGCTCCCGCTTGGCGCGGTCGCCGTACAGCACCGTCCATGTGCGGTGGATACAAGTAGCCATGATGTCGTCCGCCCATGCCGAGTACATCAGCGACTTGGGGCATACCACCAACACCCGATGCACCAGCCCCTGCGAGATAAGATAGTCGGCTGCCCAGCACGCGCTGCGGGTCTTGCCCGTACCCATACCTGCGAAGCAGTAGGCTCTCGGATTGCGCGTCAGGAACTCGGCGATACGCAACTGGTGGTAGAACGGGCGGTCTCGACCAGGGAAGTCGTAACCATCGAAGATGGTACTCACGGCGGGCTGCAACAACTGCGACAACACCGTCATGTTATGTAACGTCCAAGGCACGTCCACTTGGGTCTGCCCGTTAGAGTAATACTGAACAGGCACAGCGTCAGGCAGTCGCTGGGTTACTGTGCCTACATCACTCGTGGTAATCCTTACCACCCTGTGCGGGGGGTTGGGGAAGCTGATTGGCGGGATAGGGTTCATGATTGGCTCTCGCCCGCCGTGCTGAACATGAAGATGATAGCCAACAAAGCGATAATAAATGCAATAGCCAAATACTTCATATAGGGTCTGTCGGCATTCGCCGATGCAAAAACCTTACCTATACAAGTAACAATGACAACCGCCACAAAGCAGATTATAGCCAGCACCCGAACGATATAAAGTTTCATTTCTTTTTCCTCCGTTCTCGGAAGTCTTGTCCTTGCTGCCAGTTCTCGCACTCGCTATGCGGACACCAGCCGCACAACGGCGTGGCTTTGCCTGGCGGGAAGTTGTCGGTCATCATGGCGGACATGATGCTCATGGTCTTACCGCGCCATGTCGCCCACAAGTACGGTATCTTGTCGCGTGTGTAACTGGTCTTGACCATCTTGTAGCCGTCGCAGAGGAACATCAGACAGCCTGTGATATGTTCCACACTCGGCAGGGCTTGCATGACACCGAGCGCGTAGAGGTCTAACTGTTGCGGTTCGGCATAGCGGCTGCTCTTGTTGGTTTTCCAGTCGTTGATGATGGCTTCTTTGCCGTCGGGCGAGACCATCAGTAAGTCAATCTTGCCCGCCAGTCGGTACTTGGGCGACCACCATACGCTTGGGTCGCTGCTATCGACCAACTCGGCTGCGCCGTCATGATGGATAGCGAAGGTGCGTTCGCACCATACACCCCAGCCTTGCGCCCTGCGCTGCGCTACCGCCGCCACCAGCGGCTGATATTGGCTCACGTTGTCGGGTAGGGGCGCGTCTTGCATGATGGCCGCTTCCAAGCAGTTATGAACATAGTCGCCCCACTTGGCTTCTTCGCTCTGCTCGTAGGGGTACAGCTTCTCAATCCGCACCACCTTATATTGCAGCGGGCATTGCTCGAACTGCTTAACCGCCGTGAAGCTGAACACCTTTGGTTTTGTCGCCATAGTTTTCAATCCTTAAAAATAAATCCTGCGTGTATTATACGCAGGATTTTCTCGTGTGTCAAGTTTTATTTAGCGCAGTTTGTCGCGGAACACTACGCTGCCCTTAAAGCACACGCGCGGGCGGGGGGTCGTCATCTTGGCAGGCGCGCCGAAACTGGCGACCATTCGTGGGGTAGCGGTACACACACGGAACGAGCCGAAACCTTTAACCGCCACAGAGTTTCCCTGCTGCAACTCGTGCTTGATGGCGGCGAATACTACCGATACCATCGCTGCGGCTTCGGTACGGCTCACGCCCTGCTGCTCGGCAATCGCGGCGGCCAGTTCGCCCAAACGTTTATTTGCGTTCATTCTCCGCCTCCACTAATTTGTCATAGGCCAACTGCGCATAGTGCGCAATCTTCAACAGGTCAAGCAGGTCCTGGCCGCCGCGTGCGTTGCTGCCGAAGCGGGACGCATACTTGGACAACTGGTTCACACAATGCTCTGCCGTCCACTCGGACACTTGGTCGTTCGGCGCGTCGCCATACTGCGGCACGGTGTAGCCGTCGATGTGATGGGTTACGCGGTTGGCAAACACTTCCCAATCCTTCGCACGTTGGGACTGCGCCGTATGCGCTATCTTATCAGGCTGTACCTTAACGATTTCCTCGCGCAGCCTGAAATTCAAGGTGCTCACTTCGTCGCACACGTCCTCGTACAACGTCTCGATGCACTTCAAATGCTGCGCGATTTTCTGTGCATGGTGGGCGGGGTTTTTAGGGGTCATGATACATCTCCTGTCATTGGGTTAAACCGATGGTATCGGTCTGGGTTATCGGGGCGGCTGCCCCAGTCGTCATCTACGCTGCCGTAGGATTGAGACCAACCGCCTTCTGTGTCCAGCGGCAGGCCAGCAACGTAATCGGGTGCGGTACGCATACAGCGTGCCATATATTCGGCGGCCACTTCCGCCTGCTCGCGCGGCACGACGATACACCATTCGTCATGGGTGTTCATCTTGATGGGGTAATACTTGGCAATCCATAGGGCTTGCTGCTTCATGATAGCGAAGGCGAGATACTGAACGATGTTTTCGCAGATTAAACCGCCATAAGCCTTTGATTTTAAAGGCTTACCCGAATAGCCCATCTTATCGAATACGAACTGCGGGCGGTCATTCTCCATCTCCACGCGCAGGTTGGGGTAGTTCAGCCACAGACCATTCGGCATTCGGATACCAGCGCAGCGTTTGCCCAGCAGCACACGGCTGCCGTCAGCGAAGAACATACGCCCGTCCTGCCCGCCGAAATACATCTGCCCGCCATCAGCCATAACCTGTAAGGCTTGGTCGCAGGCGCGCCAAAATGCGGTAACGAAGCTATTGGCTTTGCGCCACTTGTTCACGGTACGCTTGGCCTCGTCCATGTCCATGCTGATACCAGCATTCAGCAGCGCGTAGCGTTGGAAGCCCGCCGCGCCTTGGCCGTACCCCAGGGCCAGTTGGACTACTTTGCCGTAGTTCCGAATGGGCTTATACTTGGCCGCCACATCGGGGTCGCTGCTCTTGCGCCCGTCGTTAATCTCGGCGTAGGGAATATCGTACACCTGACTGGCCGCGTAGGAATACACGTCGCCTCGGTTGGCGAACACGTTTAGCACGTCAGTTTGATTTGCAACATAGCAAAGCACGCGCGCCTCGATTTGAGAAGCGTCGAAGTTCACTACCACATAACCGTCATGCGCAATAATGCTACGGCGTAACAGGTCGCTCTGCCCTTCGCGCCGTCCGCTTGGAAGGTTCTGCATATTGGCCGAGTTGTGAACGAGCTTGCCATTGGCGACATAGCAGTGCCGATTACCCACATTCAAGATGTCATAGACCATCGCCTTTACGCCGTCCGCGTAGCAAATATTAGACTCCGGTAAGACTTCACACACCCCGCCAGTCGGCAGTATAGCTGGTGTCAGGGAATAGCGATTAACCCTAAACCACTCAAATCGCTCTGTGCGGTCGCGGTCATAGCCAACAAAACACTCGTGGTTCTTGGTGGCCGTCAGACCGTCCCAGTTGTACACGCGCTTCACGCCATGACAGACCACGCCGTCATGGGCGCACCATTCAGAGCCGTCCCATATAAGGTCGGTCGGCATAACATCTTTAATCATGCGGTACTCCCACTCGGTAGCACCCGCGCCCAACGGTAAGACCACAATCATCGTCTCGCCTACGAAGCAGCCCGCGCTGCCGCCGCTCATGCGGTTTGTGTGCGCGCCGCCGATTTTGTAGCCCATCGGCAGGAAGCCGTGGCTGCCGTACTGCAAAAACTTCTCGCAGCGGGTCTCGTCAATGCTTGACTTGGCCGCCAGCCGCGCTTGACACAGAGCTTGGACGAATACGTTGTCGCTCTCGCACAACTCTTTAAACCCCACGTCGTTCTTACTGAACGCCCATGTTACCTTACCCGTGGTCGTGGACACCTTGGTCGGTATCAGGAAGCTGCCTTTTGCACCCTGCGCCATCTCGTCGTCAGTGATACCACCAACAGCGCGAAGCAGGCCTGCGAAGCGGTCGTTGCTTCGCAACACACCTGATAGGGTATCTTGGGTGCAGCCCAACTGGGCGCACACGCCTGCAAGCTGGTCGGCCTTATACTGGCGGCAGCGGGCAAGCTCGTACTCCACCGTCGGGGTATGCACTTTCAGCATCGGTTCGGTGTAGCAGCGCAGGATAATATCCTGATAGGCAAGCTCGTCGTCAGGCACATACTGTTTCAAGACTTTGAACAGATACCATGTAATCTCGGTATCGGTCTTGCAGTAGTCCTTGTACGCCGCCCACTGGTCGGGCGTGAAGTCGGCTCGGTGCTTGCCCAAAGCGTTTACCACCTCGTCGCCTTTGAACGGCACGTCATAGCCCGCCTCGCGCAGCAGGCGTATGCACTTGTCCAAGCTCGCGCTGCCTGTCAGCAGCGGCACGCCAAGACACTGCGCCATCGACATGGTATCAATCAGTAGGGCGGGGCGTTTACCATACCGCCACCACAGGATACTGGCATCGAACAGGCTATTATGGGCGACCATCGCTGTGTCCGCCCAGTCCACGCTCTCGAAGAACGCAGGAAGCTCGTGGGCTTCCAACACCACGGCGGGGTCGTCGCCCCACTTGACACTCGCCATCAGCACCTCAAAGCGCGGCGACATGATGTAGTCCTGCGTGGTCGTGTCCTTGCGGCTCAACGAATAGTCTTTCGCGTAATATGTCTCAAAGTCTAGGGTCAAATACTTCATCGGTCTCTCCATCGGCGCAGGATATACAGCAGCACGGTAATAACGGCCAGGCGCGCCAGCAGCGATAGTGTCTCGGCGTAGAACGGCAGCAGTACAAGCCACCATTCCCAGTCCAGCACGCCGCAAAGTTTCAATACGATAAACACCCCGCCAATCAGCGCGGCTACGCCGTAGTCGATGGGGTCAGGTTTGTAGTCAGGCATCGTGTTTTCCTATGTAAACTGCTCTCGATATGCTCCAAGTTAACGCAGCACTTATGCGCCGCGCGGTACAACGAAGCAATGGGTATCCACTCGGTAAGTTCGGCCAGGTTGTCAATGATGGTACGCACCACACGCATCTCGTCGCCCGTCATACCATACTTGCCGACACGTTTCTGCCGCTCGCCTATCTCACGGACGATATGCACATACTCGTTCTCCGCTTTGGCAAGCTGCTCCCGATAGGGTTTCAGGTGGTGCTCCACCCCCAACGCATTAAGCTCGTCGGGGAAGTAACCCTCGTCATCGTAGATACGGTATTTCTGCTCGGCGATAATATCAGACAGCAGGTGCGCGTACAGGTACATACCCTGTATTACAACCCAATAATCATTGAACTGCGCCTTGCCGATAGCGAAGCAAGTCAGTGCCGCCTCAATCGGTGCAAGCACCGCGTCAGTCATGCGGTCAGTCAAAGGGTCAGTGCTGGCCGCTGCCACCGCTGCCGACATACAGCCTTTCAGTATAGCGTTATGGATAGGCAACCAGTAGATTTGGTTTTGCGCCAACTGAATACCATGTCGCACGGCACGACGTTTGCGCGGACGTTTACTCCTTGCCATAACGCCGCCCCAGTCCGTATCCGAACCCACCTGCTGCGCCAATGATGAACATCACGTCCATTGTGTCGGGGGCAACCAGCGAAGTAACCAGTCGGGCTACGCCGAACAGCAGCACCAGTGTCAAAGAGAAAATAACCAACCACGCAACAATGCGCGCGGCTTCGCGTTTTTTATCCATTTTTTAATCCTTCATATAATTCGTTTAACTGTGGTATCAGGGCTTCCGTATCGCCCCAAAGGAACGTGCCGCCTGCATTCTCGGCACGGATACCATGTATGATTTGCAGGTCGCGCGGCTTCTTGCCTGTCGCTTTGCACTCAACAGCGACAAACCGCCCGCGCATACACATCAGGAAGTCGGCAACGCCGCTATCGCCAGCCTGCACGACACGGACAAGGTACACATCAGGCTTGGTTTTCGCCCACAGCTTCACGGCATTTACCACTTGGCTTTCGGGGGTGGTACTGTTCGCCGTCTTGCGGTTGGAACGGGTAGCGATTACCACGTTCTCGGTTTTAATTGTCATCGCCGCCTACCTTCACATTGAAATAGGCCAGCACTTCCCTGTCGGTCTTGTCTTTGAAGTCGGGGTACTTCGCCCGCAACGCAGCGGCAATAGCGACTTCGGCTTCGGTCGGTGCAGGCGGCAGGTCAAAGGCCTCGTCCATCGTATCTACCAACTGCAACAGCCCGTCGATTTGGTCGCGGACACTGCGCAGGATAGTAATCGGTACGTCGCCCCGCGCCTTCAACAGGTCGGCAAAACTTTCAGGCGTATTAGTTACTTGTTCAGTCGTCATCACTCTCCCCTACCGTTCCGTTGATAATATCCCGCAGCGCGCACACGCAGTCAGTAGCGAACCGTTGTACCAGTTCAATGCGATACTCACACAACTCTGTCTGCATATTGTCTATAAAGCGGCATTCATGGACACCAAATGCGCCGCGCATCTCATCATAAACGATAGCTTTATACATACTGCTGACAGCAAGCAAGGTCGTCCGTTCCAGGTCGCGGTGTACCCATGCGGGCAGCGAGTTCCGATACTGCAAAAGCGAGAATACTTTATGCGCTAAATCCTTATAATAGGCGGCGGACTGTTCCATCATGCGGGATAACAGCAAAGTATTCACAGTATAGGACGCGCCAAAATCTTTAGGCATTTTCTTCGCCATTCTTTTTCCTTTCCGAATATAACATAAACGATTTCTTAATCTGCTCCCACGCATCAGGTAGAGCTTGGTCTTGGGGCGTGCCATCCAGTATCAGGCGGGCGGCTACCACTTTCGCAAACACGTCCAGCGCGTCCACCAGCAACAACCGTATCTCGCCCTGCACTTTGCCCAAGTTCTCGTCAGCACTCGCACCCTCGGCGGTCATCTCCGCCATCAGGTCGATACCGCGCAGGCGGTCGCGCATATCTTGCAATGTATCCATCGCGTTCTCCATTACTTACCGTATTTAATACGCAGATATTCTACACACTATGTGCGGCACTGTCAAGCCATTGCTGCAAAAAGACCAGCGTGGCCTGCTTGTCGCCCAGCGGGGCAACCTGCATACCCAGCGCCAACACAGCACGGTGCAGGGCTTCATGCCACGCTTCGGGTCGGGCGTATCGACCATGTGAATAAGTCCACACACCATAGTCGTCCATCACGGACAGATTAACCACTGTCTCACGCGCGGAACAAAACCCCTGCACACGGATACGCACGGCGCGCCCTGCGGTATCGGCAGCCACGTCGGGGGCATACAAAGGCGCGTTCGCCTTGCGCTCATCGCGCCACGTCAGCTTAATGCTACGGGTTGAAGCGGTCGCGCAGCAGCCATCAGGGATAGTGAACACCTTGCCGTCTTGCTCCCACCACTCGCATTGGGCGCGGCGGCTGGCGAAGGCGCTCATAAACTGTTCAACGCGCTTGGGCGTATGCGGATACCACTCAATCGGGTCGTTCGGCTCTGGGCGTGTCGGCGTGAAGTCTTTGTGGGCGGGCAGCAGGGCGAAGCGGTGGGGTACAAGATGGGTCAGGTCGCTGCCATAATACTTGCCGTCCAACAGCGGCAGCAGCGCGCCGCACTGCACCGCCGCACGGAACTTGGCAACGTCGCCATTCAGGTAGGACACGGCTTCGTCAAACGTCAGCCGCGCACGGGCAGGCGCAGAAGCACGGCGCATATAGGCGGCCACTTCCTCCGTCTCCACCGCCTTAATGTCGCCATTGGCGTACCACTTCTTAATCTTGTACACGCTCGCGCCTGTAGCCAGGCTCACATTGCGGTAATCCCGCGCAGTGTAGTTCATTCCGCACCCCCTTCCGACTTGGCGCACTCACGCGCCACCAGCGCAGCGAAGGCATACACTTCGGGCAGGATATGATACAACCAGTCGTTATCATACTTCTCGGCCACATCGCACTTGGCGGACACTGTGGTTACATCGCTTGGGTAGGCGGCATCTTCTGCCATCACAGCGTCATACCACGCAGCGGCGGCATCAATATCAGGGGTATCCCCATCATGCAGGGCGGAATGGTATTCACACACTTCGCCCACCGCCAACGCTTTTAATTGTTTATCGCTTAACATCTTACAATTTCTCCACAAAAATAATACGGTCAATCTTACCCACCACACCTTTAAACGCCGTGATATGGCTGGACGTGGTAGAGCTATGGGTGTAGGCATCTTCGCTCAAATATAAGCGGTGGGTGTGTCGGCCATACACCCCAATCACAGTATTGTAGCTTACCAACACAATATCCCGCCCGAACGGAACAGCCCACGCCTGCTTGCTATCAATCTGTGTAATCGTATTACGCCCGCGTAGGATTGCCAGCGTGTCCAGTTTCGGACTCGGCGCATTGGCAGGGATATAGCTGGCGTTAAACCCAGTTTCCCCGTTAAAACTTATTGACAAGACTTGCTCGCCGCCAGTAACGACCCTTGGCGTGAACTTAACACGCAGCCCATACCCTTCCACCGCACGGCGCACACGGGATTTGATTGCCCCTTCACGCAGGGCGGCTTTGCCGCATAGCTCACGCCGCAGGGCGGCAATTACACCAATTTGTTTCATGTTCATAGTTCAGTCCTTATTAGTTATTAACTCCAACCAGCCAACCTACTGGCGCGGGCGTTCCACCCGAAACATAGACCGCCTCAATAGGGTTGTTCAAACAATCAGTCATAGTGTCATAACTGTAAATTTCAGGGCGATTTTCCGCAGTAGCAAACCACGAAAATCTTACGCCATCTGAAATACCATATCCCCTATAAAACACTACTTCATCTATGTAGTCAATCTGCGGGCATTCCCGCTTAATCTTTCTACGCAATCGTTCACTGGTTTTCATTTTAAGTTACCCCATATTACCCATTGATTTTAATCGGAATGTTCATGGCCAGTGCTACTTCAATCGCTTCTTTAACAGAGTTCACGCCCAATCGCACCAACGCTGTCGGCGTTTCCCGCTCATCAGCAACCATCAACCAAACAAAAAGATGTTGGTCGCCGATTTCGACATCAATGAACTGCCCTTTATACTCGTCAGAAACGCGGTTCACTTTAAATAACATACACTTACTCCCTACCAAAGATTTCAGCTTCAGCTTCGGCAAATGTTAAATGCTGCCACTGGTCAGTATCTGTCGCCTTAACCCAGGCTTGGCTGGATTGTCCGTAGCCACACGCACTTGACCCTACGGCTACACAAACCCCCACAGTTTCTGAAGTGAACAAGATAATTGCTCCGTTGGGCTTCGCTTTTGCAAACAGCGGATATACCAGTTCGGGCTTCATCTCTTTCGGGTAGCGTTCGCGCCAACGGCGTTTGAACTCTTTGCGGTCAGCCTTATCAACAAAACCGATAATGTCAAGTGAATGCGTGCCGGTAGAAGCTGCATACCAAAGGTCTGAATTGTACCAAGTATCGCCAATACTATATGGATACTTGGTATCTTGTGCGTCATATTCGAACTCATGGCTAATAGCTTTACCACACGCTAGGCGCATTCCGCTTTGCACCACGCCTTCTTTCAGCATCTCAATTACGATTGCAGCAGCTTCTTTGGTAAAGCGGCCAGTTTCAGTACGTTTCTTCATCTCTCAATCCTTTAAACCTAAATAATCACACCACTACGCAACACCGCACGGGTTGCGTCTAATACTACGGCTCTCTCACACAGCCGCCACGTTGTATCTTGCTCAAACGGCAGGCGCAGCGTAACCACCTCGCCCAAACGGGTTTGTCTCATATAGGCAAGAGTTTCGGGGGACTCATGCTCAAACACTACCACACCACAATAGGGATTGGCGGCCAGCACTATGTCATGGCTTAACCTGTTCTCAAACAGGGCGGGATATAGCACCCGCCCCACTGCGTCGTCAGATAGCACTTCGATTTCCATAGCTTACTCCACAGACGGGCGCGGGTCTGCATCGGACAGTTCGACAGGCGCAAAGAAATCACGCATCCATGCCCGCGCACCACCAGCAGTCTGAAAAGTTAAACTGCTTGACTGGTGTTCCCACCCTAATTTCGCGTTCGGGCGTTGGATTACCCAATCAACACGGTATTGGGTTACTACCATACTCTTATCAATCTCGTGTGCATACACATTAACAATTCGGGTTTCAGTCAAAGTGCTTACAGTCTTCCCATATATGGCAGCAGCTTTAATAGGGGTAGAGTCTTGCATAATATAATTTCCTTCTAAAAGTGATTAAAAATAATAAGGTTAATTATAACCTTTAAGGGCGCGGAACAGCTCAAAAGCGCGGCGGGTTTCTTCATTGGCGAACTCATACTCACTATGATTACTTCGCATACAATAATAGATACCCCCTGCCGTAGTCGTAAACTCATTCATGATTTCGTCTTTTGCCACCAGCTCCATAAGAGTCATTAAGTGGTCATCCAACGCGTCCACGATAGAGCGTGTACTTTCCGCGTCCATAAACCCATCGCCAAACCACTCGTCATAATCGGGTCGGTATTCGGCAACACAATGACTGCGGTCTTGAACCGCGTGCCAAATATGGTCGTCGTCAAGCTGACAGTCTTGCTTCATTTTTTCGACGGCTTGCTGCCAAGCCTGCATAATCGTTTGTTTCTGTTGGGGCATCATAACTCCTTCACACATTTTGGTTTATCCTTATAAACAACTTCATAAATATCTTTCTTGGCGGTAGGAAAACCCGCAGCAAGTTCCAATTCGGGATTGACTGGGACTCGCAAACATTTACAAGTTGGTTTTACCCAATAGCCCTGTTGCTGCTTCTCTTTGGCAAACTCCCTCGCTTCAACAAGGCTATCAAAATAGGCTTTCGGCATGGCTATTCTCCCTTACTTCTCAATCCTTCCAAAATCTCCGCCCATCTCACAGTCCAAATTGCACCACGCATATTCAAACCAATTCTCATCAGTCGGCAGGTCGCGCGCCGCGTCATCATTCACAGGGCAGCAGCGTGCTACCATCATTTCCAACGCCAAGCGCACACGCCAGCCGTCATCTGCGGCCAGTTCGTCATAGGTGTACAAAGGGATATACCCATCGCACGGTGTTGTCGCATGGCGCATCGTGGCTTCCAAATCTTTCATGCGTTCAGGCTCGGCATGAAGCCAGGCCATCACTTTGCCAAAGGTATCCTGCCCGATAGGGTGCAACACGGCCAGGTCGGGGCGTTGGAAGTTGTCCACGGTGTAATCGATGTCATCAAGCTGCAAGCCCAAACCATACACCTTGTTCACAAAGTCCAGCATCTCGGTCAGGTAATGCCGCGCGGCAGCGTGATTGTCGTACCTCCATTTCTTCTCAAACACGTCAATCATACGGTCAGGCGCGGTGTAAAGTTCGTCCATACCATAGCCGTAATGGTCTGCCCATTCCTCGGCTTCCTTGTCGTCAGGATAGGCTTCGCGGTAAGCGTTGATAAACGCCGCTGCTTCGGCATCTTGCAACAAGCGGTCATGCCACGTTTCGTAAAAACCGCCAAAGTCCAGGTAGATTTTGTCTTGATTTGCATCATAAGATTTCATCATTTTTCCTTCTCAAAAGTCGGGCGGGGCTGCCCCGCCCGCAGGGTTATTCGTCTTCGTCTTCGTCTTCGTCTCCGTCTCCGTCCACGCCAAGGTCATACTCGGCAATCAAAGACGGATTGTCGATAACGTACTCGGTCAGCGCGCCAATATCCAGCGGTGTTTCAGCCAGCGTGTCGCACGCTACGATATTGGCACAGCCGTTCACAAACCAATAGGCAGCATTGTAGTTCTGCACATCGCCAAAGATGATACGGCGGGCAAATTCGGCAAGCGTATCACTATCAAACAATTCGGCAAGCTCTTCCAAGCTGCCGAAGATATAATCGTCAGGTGCATTATTGGCTGCATAGTCATTCCACAAGCGCAATGTATCCTCGACAGACAGGTTGTCAATCGCTTCATAAATTTTATCGTACATTTTTAATTCCCTTCTAAATCAAGACTTAACAGCAGCTTGCTGTTCAATCACATTCCATACAATATCAGGCATACAGGGCATGGCCGCGGTGCCCGCGTGTCTGATAATAGCCCAATGCCCGCCACTGGCAGGATTCTTACCAAAATCGCCACGACTAGAACACTCAAACCATTCGGACGAATGGGTGTTAAACTGGGCAACAATACCCAACACAGGCAGGCCTATAAAAATCACTACAATAGCATCAGTGTCGCTATTACGCTCGATACTCACTTGCAGCAGGCTGCCTTCTTCACGGCTGGCTACTACGGCAGTCAGCGCGTCAAACCATGCTTGATTCTTGGTTCGATTGGCAAACCGAGCCTGCATATCGGCAGCGGTCAGGCAGCTTGCCAGTTTCATAAATTCACTGTATTTCATGATTGTTTTTTCCTTTACGGGGCAGGCACTTTAATCTCAGCCCCATTAACCACTTTGGTTTCATAGGGCAACTCTTCAGGCGGTGTCGCATCATACTTAATCCGCTTCGCATTGTATTCAGCAGCCTGCATCGCTTCACTCTCACAATATTCAGCATCGCCGATATAGCCCCAGCAGCTATCCAACTCTTCCAGCACGGCGTAATCGCCGTGAATATCAGGCTGCATTGATACCAGTTCCAGTTCGTAGCCGTACACTTCGCCGTTAATCCACGCTTGAAGCGTGGAAAGGTCGTCTTTGAGGCTGTCTTTGGCGCGTTCCAGCACTTTTTGAGTGCAACGCTTCGCATTAAACCATTTGCGGATTTCTGCACGAGTGGCATAGGCAAAGCCCACGATACCCGCATCAAATTGACACATACCCGTTTGGTCGCCCAAATACAGGGCGACGTTACCATGCTCGAACTTGGTAATAGGCCAAACCAGCACATCGCGCAGACGCAAGCCAAGCTGCTGCTCAACCACATTGTAGGCGTGTTCCCACGCATTCGCGCCCTGTTCAACGTCGGCGTGAACCACGCCGTCATGTTCATTTTCAGCAAGCCAATGGGACTTCGATGGGTGCAGTAACAAATGCCACAAATTGTCCCACTCACGCGGGCTTTCAATACCACTCATATCGTAGTGGATAGTAGCCCGAATTTGCACTGTATCGTTCACAGGCACGAAAAATTGTTTGAAAATGGTGTCCATAGTAAATTCCTTATTTCACAAAATAGGCGTGGGTTTCATTCAGCAGGGCTTTCAGTTCGGCGCGGATTTCGTCAAACGGCGTACCATTGCCGCCTGCGCGGTTTTCCAGCCGCATGAAGCGGTCATATAGGTCAGATGGAATATCCACTGCACCGCAGCCTGCGGTCGAATAGCCCGTAACGATGTTAATAGGCGTGCCTAAAACGCGGGCATAGAAGTCGCACTGCCAGCCGCTAGTACGGCTGGAACAATACGCATCGCAGTCGAAAATGTTTAAGATGTATTGCAGCTTGCAATACGGAAAGGCAATAGTAATACCAGGTTGCTCGCGCAACTGTTTCTTCGTTACTTTAAAAGCCATGATAATTCCTTCCATTAAAAATGTTCGGTTAAAAATCTACTCAATCCAGCGGGCGGTATTCGGGCATATACCACTCTACCACCCGCTCTGTTCAATAGACTTATAGACTCTGCTTCCAGCGTCCGTGCATACGTTTGAGGTAATATAGGCGCAATAGGGCTTTCAAATATTGCTTTAATCACGGTGTCGCTACCACCAAACCTATATCCGCATTGCACGGATAAAATCCAAATTGTTAAATAGCTGTCTCTTAATCCTAGGCTTCACGCCGTGGCGTGTAGGACTGCCCTAAATCCATTAAGGGCTTGGCACGATATTTGACTCTATCGGCAAAGGGGCGTTTCCGCCTTGTTACAGTATGGTTCGCATTATAACAGCACTTTTTGCATTTGTCAAGTATTATTTTTTGACATTACCATAATAGCGATATATAGGGCGTTGCGTGCCACATGGGCTAATGCACCGTTAATCCCACCTTTTTCATGCCCGCCTTTGGGCGTGTTAGGGTTAATCAATCGTTATCTATGATATAGCGTTATTGGCTGCTATCAGCATGGTTCGTATATTACCACGCTTTAACGCCGTTGTCAAGTTTTATTTATTTCTGCACGCCGTGGCGTGTAGGAACGCCGTAGGCGGTTGAATAAAGCTGCCTTAACAACATGAGGCGCATTATAGCAGGGTAAGGGGCGTTTGTCAAGTATTTTTTTAACTGGGGGATAAGGGCGTGGGATATGTATAACGCGCGTGTAGTACCACAAGTGGTGTTAAGTGTCAATAATAGGCATGGCGCGCGTTATCAGGCGGTAAGGAAGGGGGGAATGTAAAGAATACGTTAAGATATGTAAGAAATCATCTTAACAAAAAAACCAGTCGAAAAAGGCGAAAAATGGCGTTTTTTGAGACCACAAAAATTTTTGAGGCACGTCCATTTTCAGAACGGCGTTCGAGTCCCGAAAATCGGCGATTTTACAAAAAAAAAATTGATAAATAATATAATAAATATTTTATATTATTATTACTTTATTTTTTCTCTTTTTTTCATGGTCTTACGTCTTATCCGCCTATATCTTATCGTGGTCTAGCCCCGCGCTTATCAGTTTCTTTACACGTTTTTTCAAACCTACGCAGATTTCCAGCGTGGCGAATGGTGCAATGTAAATAACAAAAATTAACATATTACAAGCCTTGATTTTATTGAGTTTTCTTCTTTACATCCGTTTACAAAATCGCTAATGATAGGGAACGGCTTTTACGCGCCGATTAGTATATGGCGGATAACGTATAACAAGCCTAATAGTATAGGGCGGATAACGTTACGACAGGGGAGCGCGTGTTACAGTCGATTTATACGCATTTTTAAATGTTATTACGGAGTTAATTTTTGTTAAGATTTCGTTAAGACAAACGCGCGTTATAGGCGTTTTATATTATCGGCTTGTTATTTTAATGCTTGTTATCGGCGTTTTATATTATCGCCGTGTAAGCCGTGCTGAAAATTTCGCGCGTTATGACCGTTTTATATAAATGGCGCGTTATGTGAGTGCGTGTTATAGGGCGATAAGTTATCCCCCTGTAATGGACAGCGTGGGGTGGGGAGGGGGTGTCGCGCGGTGTGGGTAGTCGCACAAAATAAACGCAGCCTAAAACTTCACACCCCCCTCTGCATAAACCGCCCATAACGGCAACGGTTACAACGTGCCATTTATATTTACGACCTACACTTAATCCGCCTACGGCCTGATATTTATATTTGGTGTAGAACCACCCAAAAAGGAAACCCCCCAACTTTCGCTGGGGGGTTAGTGCCGTGTCGGCGTTACGCCAATGACACGAGTGCCGCCCGATACAAGACACCGACACGGCGAGGCAGATGGTATAGTAAAGTGGCCGCCGCTGCAAGCATTATCTGCATTGCTTGGTGTCGGTGGTGTTTACTGTTACTTCGTTGATACTGTCCCAGTCCACCTTACTTTTGCTGTTTGTCCGCAGCGCGGAGGGGCTTGCGTCGATTTCGGCTTCGGTGTATTCCTGCCCGCCTATAATAATGGTGGTCTTGGTCGCGCCGCCTGCGTGGTAGCGCGGGCCTCGTGTGCCGAGGCGTGTTCGGTATGTGGTCGTCATTTGCACTCCTTCAAATCTTCGGGTACGCCGATGGTAATCGGCCCTGCCTGTTTTTTGTTCCTTAATATATAGCCGTCTTTTTTGACTCCGCTATCCCAGTCGCCGACAAAGGGGAAGTGGTCTGACCCCATGACGATTTGTGCGCCTGCCCAGTTGCCGCCGCGTCCGCTGCTGCGGCCAGGGTTGTTTTTCTTCGACCCCCCTATGAGGCGGTAGGTCAGCCCGCGCCCTGATTTGAGCATGACTTTTGGTCCGAAGATGACCCTGTTCCATGTGCCTTTATGCACCACACCCCCCTCGCCGACGCGAGACCACCCCCACCGTCTGCGCCATGTACAGTTTACAAAGACACACCCCCTGCCGAAAAAACACGGGGCGCGGAAGGTGCAGTTGATAAATATGTTGCCGTTGTCGAAACGGCGGTTAGGACCGAACGTTCGGCCTTTATAGGTTTGTCCTGCCATTACAATTCCTTTATACTATAATGTGGTAAAAGGCAGCCGCCCTTTATAAGGATAATGGTATGACACAAGAGATGGTTTTGACAATTCCCCCCGATAGTAAGATGGATAACCTCGCCCGCGACCTGGCTATCCTGACGGCGAACGCGCTCTACTCGCCCGAAGAGGTGGCAGAAGCATACGACCTGACGGCGGAGATGTTGGCGGCACTGCGCGCCGACCCGACGTTCGCAGCGCGCGTGGAGTTCCATGCGAAAAGTATTTCTACCGATGACAATGGTCTGATTAGGGCGCAGGCGCGTTTGATGGCGGGCAGCCTGCTGCGCGATACGTTTGAGATGGCGACCGACCGTCAGGCGAAGCCTGCGGACAGGTTGAAGGCGACGGCGGCGATTATGGACCTGGCCGACGTGAAGCCGAAACAGGAACAGCAGTTCAGCGGTATGGTATTAAATGTGAGCTTTGGCAGCGGTATGCCGCAGGTGTCCATCGCGCCTGATGACAAGGGGGTAATCGAGCATGAGTAATGGTCTGAACATCGGCTTTGATTTGGATAAGTTCCCGACGTTGAAGCGGGCGGCGCAGTCTGATGCGTTAATCCGCCTCGTGCCTGGCCCTGCTGGTAGCGGTAAAACTTCCTTTGCAATCATGGAGTTACTTCGTACTGCGCTACTACAAGAGCCGTCGCCGCTGGACAATACGCGCTATACCCGTATGCTGGTCGTGCGGAACACTTATTCGTTGTTGAAGTCGAACACGATACCTTCGATGAAGAATATGCTTGGGCCTTTGTTGCAGGTTACGGAGGGCAGCCAGCCGACGGGTAAGGTGCGTGCGCGGTTGGGCGATGGTACGTTGTTGAACATGGACGTGCAGTTTTTGGCGTTGGACAGTGAGGACGCGCAGGACAAGCTGCTGGGTGCAGAGCCGACGATGGTCTTGTGTGATGAGTTGAACATGATGGCGGAGAGTGTGGTATTCGCACTGGTACGCCGACTGGGGCGATACCCTAGCGGGACGAAAGGGAAGGTAACGCGCACGGGTATCATCGGTGTGTTCAACGGGCCTGTTAAGGGGTCGTGGCTGCATCGGTGGTATCTTGGCGAGCGCGACCGTGAGTTCGAGCAGACGGCTCGGCAGATGGGGGTGCGTAAGTTCGTCGAGTTCTTTAAGCAGCCACCTGCGCTGATACCCCCTGCGGGATACCCTAACAGCCACGACCCCAACGCCGAGTGGCTGCCTAATCCGCTGGCGGAGAACATTGAGAACTTGGCGCAGGGGTACGGTTACTATTATGCGATGTTGGCCGACCCTGACCCTGGGAAAATCCAGTCGTATGTCTGCGGCGACTTCGCCGACGTGAAGCATGGTAAGGTGGTATTCCCAGAGTTCCACAGGGACGTGCATACGTTCGACGCGAAGGCAGTGGACACGACGCAGCTTCGGGAGTATTACTTGGCGTTCGACTTCGGGCGGACACCCGTCTGCATCGTGGGCTACCTTTCTCCCGACGGCAGCCTGTTGGTGCTGGACGAGTTCATGGGGGAGGACATGAGCGTGGACACGCTCTATCGGACCGAGGTGCTGCCTGCGTTGAAACAACGCTACCCCAACGCGGTGTGCGCGGGGGCTTACGGCGACCCTGCTGGGTTGGTACAGGGGCAGAACTTGGACCTCTCTATGTTCGACGTGCTGCGTAACTTGGGCGTGCCGATAACCGCGCCGACACGCAGCAACAAGCTCGAACCCCGCTTGCAGGCTGTGCGCAGCTTCATGGCCTCTTTGGGCTACAACGGCAAGCCGCGCTTACGCATTCGTGATAACTGCCGCTTCCTCATTCAGGCGATGGCCGCTGACTATATTTATGAGAACCGCGCGGGGGGCGGCACGCAGGACACGCCGACCAAGACCCACGTCGGCTGGGCGAGCGATTTGGCTGACAGTTTACAATATTTAACAATGGGGCTGTTGAAAGTTGTCTCCGACAAGGAGGACGACACGCCCGTCCGCTCCGCCGACATCGACTGGTATTCTTGACAGACCCACCGCGTTGTGGTAATATCCACACATCTGGCGGGGCATGGAGGTTTTTATCCGTATGTTTTTTTCCTCCATCGCACCTCGTCAGATACCTGCTTTCCGCAATGAGTGTCTTGATAATTCTCCTTCTCTCCACCTGCCTTGCGGCAGGTGTTTTTTTATTGTATGATGGCAGTGTTACTTCTATGAAAGGTCTGACTATGAAATACGCACGTTGTAATGGTAAAAGCACTGGCTGCAAAACCACTGGCACAGTGAAGGGTTAATAATGACGGACGAGAACCTTATTGATGAATTGGGCGAGTTTGTCGCTGCGAGATTTGATAAGGCTCGTTCGGCGAAAACCCCCCACTTCGCGGATATGAAAGACTGCCTGAAATTGATGCACGGGCAGCCGCTGACAGCCTCCGATGGGAAAGGTCCTGATATTATCATGGACATTTCAAGTCCCATCGTTAAAGGCATTGTCGGCCTTATCCGCGATATTTTTGTTGGTACGACCGCCGCGCCCTATACTATTAACGCGACCCCCGTGGTAGAACTGCCCGACGAGGTGGAGCAGCAGATGCTGGAAACCGTGTCGCAGGATTTGTCGTATATGGTAGCCGCCGCTGGCGGCGACACTTCCGCCGTGCGCGCGCAGATTGAAGAGACGCGCTCGCTGTTGAAGCTGGAAGAGAACCGTAAGGCCGCCGTTGCCGCCGAGAAGCTGACGACGATTGTGGCCGACCGATTGCATGATGCGGACTGGGAGACCCAGTTCATCGAGTTCATCGAGCATTTTTGCATTTACCCTGCGGCGATTATGAAAGTGCCGTCCCTGAAAGAGGTGGTAACAGCACGATGGACTGGGACGACCGTAGAACCTGTACGCGAGCTTGTGCGGCAGGTTGAAAACATTTCGCCGTTTGACTTCTATCCTGCGCCCTATGCGGCGGATATTCAGGACGCGGACTACGTTATCGAACGCCGCCGCCTGACCCGTAACGAATTGCTTGGCCTGCGCGAGGCGGCTGGGTATAGCATAGAGGCCATCGACAAGGTGTTCGAGGATAACCCCGACGGCGCACCGTTGGCTTATTCGTCAGATGACGACCACCCCGATACCGACACTTTCACGGTGTCGGACGACCGAGACGTGTACGACGCGTTGGGTTACTATGGCCGCATTCGCAACGACCTGCTGGCCGAGTATGGCATCACGTTTACAGACGACGAGATGAACGGCGCGAGCGAGGCAGAGGTATGGGTGGTAGGACGGCGCGTTATCAAGTGCCTGCTGAACCCTGACCCTACTGGCCGTCGCCCGTTCTACAAGGCCAGCTTCGAGCGCGTACCAGGCGCGTTTTGGGGGGCTTCCCCTGCGATGAAGCTGCGGGACACACAGAAGATGTGTACGGCGGCTGCGCGGGCCTTGGTGCGAAATATGCAGTATTCGAGCGGTCCTATTGGCGAGGTTACTAAAGGCCGCGTCAAAGACGGGTTGGATATTAACCAAGTCTTGCCGAACACTATCCGCGTGGTAACAGAGGATAACATGGGCGGGGGCAGACCTGCTTATAGCTTCTATACCGTACCCGCGCAGGCCGAGTTGCTGTTCGGTACGTTCGACAAATTCCACGGGCTTGCGTATGACCTTATCGGTATCCCACGCTTGGCCTTCGGCAGTCCGCAGGGCGCAGCGACCATCGGGCGCACCGCAGGCGGGTTGTCTGTGGTATTGAACCAGTCCACCAAGTCTATCAAGTACGCCCTGCGGCTGTTGGAGAAAGGTGTCATCGAGCCTGTCGTGCAGACGTTCATTGACTATGAGCTTCGTACCAGTAACGACCCTGAAATCCGTGGCGATGTCCGCGTTTATGCTCGTGGCGTGTCAGGCTTGATGGAGCAGGAGGCCAAGACAGAGGACTTGAACTGGGCCTTGCAAACCTTATCCAGTATGATGGGTGCGATAGACCCGACTACCCAGCAGCCGATTATTCCTGCCGCAGCGGTACAGCGCATACTGTATCAAATCTTCAAGAACAAAGGTTTGCCGACAGAAGGCATCTTCCCTGATTTCGATAGACAGGCTGCGCTTGGGGATTTATTGGACGAAGGCGGTCTCGCACCAGCAGGAATGCCGCAAGACCCTATGGCGGGCGCACCGCAACTCGATGGGCGTAGCGCAACGGCAGCAGCGGCTATTGAGCAATCAAACGACACATTAGGGGTAGGATAGGCAGTATCCTTGCCTATCCGCTATTCCTGTGGTATAACTACCGTGTAAGACCTTTGAGGGGCTTTTATAATGACTGACAGCCGTATGATACCTCCGCCGAATACGGGCAGGGTAATCAAACTTTCACAGTGCGAGGCCCGCACTTTGATGAACTTCCAACGCTCCGCCTATGCGAAACAGTTGCGGGAAATCTTATTGAAAGTGTTGGACGACGAACGTACCGAATACGAAACCCAACCCGCTGCGGAAGAAACTCGCCAGCGGGTAAAGGCCGTTAAGGACATGATTGATTTGTTATTTTCCAGTAGGGTAGAATTACGATGAATAAGCCAGCCGCGCTCCATGTGCGCCCAGGTAAGATGATGGTTATTTCAGGCGTGGATTTGCAGGAAGGCGACCGCTTTGTCCTGCACCGTGTGATTGATAGTGAGTGCGCCATCGAGGACGCTCGTGATATTCCGTTCTCCCCCTGTGGCCAAGTCCTATTTTTAGATTACACCCACAACCCTGTGGCGATTGATATGCCTGGCCGATACCGCATCTACCCTGATGGCATTATCAGCCCGACCGCCGACCTGTGGTTTGATGAGATTGCGACAGGTAGCTGACTATGAACCACCGCACACGATTGACCCGAATTACCAATGACGAAAACCTTGCCGCCCAAGAGGGTTTATCGCGTTTGAAAGACAGCCGTGATTTCACGGCGCTGATTACCGTCCTAGAACAGGAACTGGTAGCGGAGCGTGAGTTGTATGAGCAACAGGCCGCTTCGGAGTTTCAACGCGGGCAGGTCGTCATGCTGAAAAAAGTTTTAGCTTTGATGACAGGAGAGTCCGATGAATGAGCAAGATTATGGTATTGCCGCCGCGATTGCTGCCGCAGGCGTACCCGTAGTTCAACCCGAACAGCCAGCCGAGCCAGCACAGGCAGAGCAACCAGCAGCCGTGCCACAGGAGGGAGCGTCGGAGCAAGTCGAATATTACGACTATGTATCCCCCGACGAGCAGCCGCAGCAGCCTGCTGCGCCCCAGCCAGCGCAGGCTGCACCGCAGTTCACTGCACAGACGTTCACGCCTGAAGTAGCGGAAATGATGCGTCGTAATCAGGAAATGTTGCAGCAATCGTTTACCGCGCAACAGCAACAAAATGCCGACCGCATTAAAGATTTGGAAGCGCGGCTCGCTGCGTATGACGCAACGAAACCAACAGAGCCTGAAAAACCTTGGTATGAGTCGGTAGAAATCCCACAGCTTACCGATGAGCAGCGTAAGCAGTATGAGGCTTCGCTCCCTATTATTACGGCAGTCGCCCGCCAGCAGGCTTTGGAGATTGCGCGCAAGCTGGAAGCCGAGCGGTTAGACCCTATGAACAAACACTTTCAAGAGGTGGTACAACCTCTTCAAGAAAGTGTGCAGGTGCAACAGGCGAACTTGGCGAACACCACCCGACAGGCGTTTACGCAGTCGTTGAACGCTCGCCTGCCTTGGCTGGCCGAAGCAATTACAACACCAGCCTATGCCCAGTATTACAATGCTGTCGTGCCTGGCACTGGCGGCTTGACCCGCCGTGTGTTGCTTGACCAAGCCGAAGCTGTGGGTAATGTGGACGCGGTGGTAGATTTGCTTTCAGGCTTCCAGCCGCCTGCTGCTCCTGCCGAGCAGCAACGATATACTGCGCCTGGCCGCAGCAACGCTATTAACCAAACGCCGCAGGCTACCGCCGCCCAGCCTCGCAGCAAGAAGGGCATGAAGTTATCTACCTACGATAAAGCCCTGAAAGACTACGCCAATGGCAAAATCAGCATTGGGCAGATGAAAACCGTGCAGGAAGCGTGGGAAGCCGCGCTGCTGAATGGCACTGCATCAATGGATTAACCTTACTACTTTATGGAGTAAACTATGATTGAACGTAAACCCTTACTGCCTGCGGCGAGCGGTTACACGCAACTGGTATCGTCTTTGACGCAGCCAGTGTATGCTGCGGGGTTTTTGAAACGTTTTGAGCATACCACCATCAGCGGTATGATTTCGAGCCAAGACATCGTGCCGAAAGAAATCCGTCAGCGTGGCGACGAAGTGGTGTTCCGCCGTATCCCCGAAGCGGAAATCTTTGACTACCAAAAAAACCAAGATTTGGAAGTCAGCCACTTGTCCGTATCTGTGATTACGATGAACATCAACCGCGCCAAGTATTCCAATATGAAGTTGGATACGATTGACGTTAAACAGGCTATGGGCTTGACCGAGTTGCTGAAAGGCTACCAAGAAAACGTCATTAAAAAACTGGCCGATGTCATCGACTTTGAAATGATGTACGAAATTCCATTGCAAGCTGCCGTGTGCAACCGTGGCCGCAGAGCGGGCCGTTACTCACGCGCGTTCGACTTTGGTAACATTGGCGCGCCAGTTGTACTGACGAAAGAAAACATCTTGCGCTATTTGTCTCAAATGCAGACAGTGTTGGCCGAGCAGAACGTAAGCCCAGAAGGTTTGTATGTGGTATTGCCTACCGAAGCGCGCGACTTGTTCTTCGCCAATGCCAGCTTGACTAACGCCAGCATTACAGGCCAATCTCAGTCTCTCATTATGGGTACGAAAATCCCTAATGTGTTCGGCTTCGACATTATCTTCTCCAACGTAATGCCGCAACGTATCGAAAATGGTAAGGTTGCGTACACCATCTTTGCTGGCCGTAAAGACGCAACTGGCTTCGTTATGCAGGTTACTGAAAACCGTCATATCGACAAAGACCCGACCCACTTCGGCCAATACTGGCAAACCCTGAATGTGTATGACTTCAAAGTTCTGTATCCCGAAGCCATTACTACACTGTATGCCACAATCGACCACTCATAAGGAGCTTGAACAATGGCTGTATTTAAACTGTATTATGGCGGCGATGCCCGTCATGTAGGCTACCGCCACTCCCGCATTGCCGACAGCGCACCTCGCGGGGAAGTTCGTTACGCAGGCCACCTGCCGCGTAAACACTATGTGTTGCCATTTGAATACGATGGCGGCTTGGACGAGTGGCTGCGCTTCCGCGAAATGGAAGGCAAGTTCGCCACAGGCGACGTGGTACATACCCACTTGTTGAGCGCGGACAGTCGCATTGATGCGTTGGTAATTCACAACAAACGCGCGGCTGGCGGACGCAACGACCCATTGGGCGCGATTACCACACCCGCCAAAGTCAAGTTTGGTTTGTATGACGGCGAAACCTTGGTCGCCGAGACAGACGAAATTGATATGTCCAAAATCGGTCGTACTGTCTTGGAATTTGGTACGGCTTCTCAACCGAAGGCCACCACCAAGAAAGACACCAACGATGACGGTAAGGTAACGAAATCCGATGCTCCTGCTACTGCAATTACCAGCAACGGCGCGTATCTTGCCAACAACGGCACTATCCGCATGACGGTGGTAGAAGGCGCGGGCCTGTCCGCAGCGTGTTTCACTGCGTTCGTGGAACTGGTGGACTTCTTGGACGTTCGCGGCTGCTCTTGCGCTCGTGAGGAATGCGAAAGCGAATACCCAGAACCTGAATGTATGTAACTTGTCCGGCAACGCACCCCTGAAATATGGGGTGCTTTTTTTCGTTTATTCTTTATGGTAGAATGGGCTACCACCCGATATAGGAGACATTGTATGACACACCGTAAACCAATCGCTTTTGCTGACCCCTCTGGACAAGTGTTTGCCCCAGTTTATAACCGCGCGCCCTCCGATTTCGCCCGCGAAAACCTTTTGACTCCATTATATACGCAAGAGGAGATTGAGGCTTCGCTGGCGCGATTTGAAGCGGCGCAGGACGCGCAATCCGCCGAAGCCCCTACGTTGTATGGGGACTTTGATGAGGAGGTCGCTGCCGTGAACGCCGAAGCAGAAGCCCGCGCCAAAACAGGTAAACGTGCCACAGGCACATCAGTCGCCGAAGCAGCGAAAGCTGCACTTGCCGCCGTAGGGAATAAATAATGATTTCCGCCCGCCAGCTTGTTCAAGAGGTTAGCACCTACTTGGTGGACCAAGACCCCGATGCGCCTTACGAGCATTGGAGCGAGGACGACCTGCTATCCTATTTTCGGCTGGCGGTCGAACTTGTTGCGTCCACGCAAAAAGACAAATTCATGAAGCGGGTGTCCATGCCGCTAGTTGAGGGCGTGGTACAGACCCCACCCGAACGCTGCTATGATATGACAGCAGTATTGGGGCAGACCGATGCGAATGGGCAGCTTACGATTTTCCCCCGACGCACTGCGTTGAGTGGTATGCACCTGCGCGGTAAAGTCGGGTGCGTGGACTGCCAAAGCCGTACTGTTTCGCCTGTGGATTACGTTGTGGAAAGTTGGGGGTACGAACCTGCGAACCCTGACGTGATTTATGTAGAACCCCCTGTACCTGCTGGGGTTAACGCGACATTGGAACTTAAATGTTTTGTTCCGCCGACTGTGGATAACTTGGACAGTGTGGTGGATTTAGGAGCGCAGGTGCGCCCTGCCATTTTTGAACTGATGTTGTACTATGCCTACGGTGTGGATACCGAGAGCGTACCGAGCCGAGACCGTAGCGCATCGCATTTGAATACGGCGTTCTCTTTGCTTGGTTTAGATAGCCGCAGCAGTAACCGCTACTCCGCCACACGAATGCCTGAAACCCGCATAGGAGCGCAGAAATGAATTGGTTTGAGGAACTGAAAAATCAGGCTCTGATTACATTCCCGAATATGCCGACCAACTATGTGGAGAACGCGGTACAGAAGGCGGCGCGGCGATTTTTCCGTGAAACCCATTTGCTGAAAGACGATGCGTATATCACTGCCGAATGTGGTATGAACGACTATATCATCGACGTACCCGATGGACGGACAATGGTACAAACAAAAGCAGTGTACAGTTGCGCCCACCCCGACCGCCACCCATTGCTGGATAGCTCTTGGCAGCGTATCCCACCTGCCCCGCATCGTTTTGGTTATGGTTACTGGGTGGAATTACAGTACGCACAACCGACCATCAGCTTCGCTGATTGTGTATCATTGAAGCATGGTCGGTATTGTGTTACCTATTCGTGGACTCCGACAGGTAAAGACTGCGAATTGCCACAGCATTTCATCGGCAAATACTTGGACGCAATCTTGCACGGGGTGCTTGCGGATTTATTTTTAATCCCTACCGAAGCCGATACGCAGAACGCGACAATGGCCCGCTTCCACCTGCATGAGTTCGATAGAGCTATGATGAACGCGGGGGCGGAGGAGAGTCAGAACCACACGAACCGCCCGCTGTTTATGCAGGGCGGGGGCTTTTTGTAAAGAGATGGTATGGCAGAACGATATAACTTTCGCCCCCGTTGCGATGACGAGGAATTAGGATGCTTCGCACCCCCAATCGACTTTGGGTGTGAAGATACTTGCCCGCCGTGTGATAACCCATGCGAGCAGAAATGCCCGCCTAAAGTTCGGGTGCAAGACGCGGTTTGTTTGAGTGATGAAGAGTACGAACGCTGTTTCTCACTGCACCAGTATGTTGGCTGCGCCCCCATGCAAATTCCAGCGCAGATTTATTGTATCGCGTTGAAGGTACGCCGACGTGGACTGTGCCGCGTGCTGACCGAAGAATGCCCGACGCGCGCAGACCGAGATGGTAATGCTTGTTTTGTTTGGTCGGATAAATTCCGCAGCCTGCCCGAAGGGTATTACGAAGCGGACCTGTACATCAATGACAAGTCCTGTTACACATGGCTGTTCCGCAAACGCGGGTGCTGGGCTACGCTGACTACGCAGAGCGTGCAGCTAGACCCTACCCCATGCGACCCTCCATGCGGCTGCTGCGTCGGGTGCGTGCCTACGCCTGATGTTGAGACTGACGACCGATTAGGCGATTGTGGAGAATGTAATGGCAATCAATGTGAGTAAGTGGTCTAGCCACAGCAAGTTATCGAAGCCCGTCGGTATTACAGATACCGAACTGCCTATCCGTTTTGGCGAGGGCGTGCGTTTTCATGTACCCTGCGAAGATTATTTCTATGCGACTATCCGTAGTCATGGTAAATATGAACACGTTAAAGTATTGGCGGTAAAAGGCGACGTTCTCCATGTTGTTCGGGGGCAGGATAATACCGCCGCGCAATCTTGGCCCGCCGAGAGTTGTGTTGAGGTTGAATGGAATCCAGCGCAGCTTTGCGAGTTCTCTCGCCAGTGCGTATTGGGGACAGCCCCAACCACAGTGGACGCAGGGGTGTACTGTTTGGATTGCAACACCTGCATTACGATTGGCAAAGATGGCCGTATTACGGCGGTCAATGGAGAAAAATCATGCCAGTAAATCATCTTGACTTTGTGGCTACCCGCCTGGCCGTTGGCGCGAAATCGACAGACACCGTGATTAAACTGCAACCTGTTCGCGGGCTGCGGGAAAAATTTAACCACCTGCCGATTGGCGATTTTGTGTACCTCGTGTTGCAGACACATGGTATAACCGAGGTCGTGAAATACACCCATACAGCGGCGTTGCCTGCGGCGGCCACCCTGACGATTGCAGTTGAGCGCGGCCAGCATGATACGGTAGCGACTTCGTTCCCGTTCGGTAGTTGTGTTTCTACTACACTGACGAAGCGGGTGTTTGACGAACTTCTAACCCAACGATTGAGCGCATCATGAATACCTGCCCTACCCGCCTTCAAACCCTGCCCTGCGCCTTGCGTGGGTACGGGTTTTTGTCCGCCCCCGTCCGCCGTGGCGATGTTACCCTGCGGCTGATGAAGGGGCAGGGCGCATATTTTCCCGAACTCCGAGGCGACCAGTTCTTTTTCGTAACTGTTGAGGGCTGCGATGGCTGTTGTGAACACATGAGGGTAACAGCCCGTGATGGCGACCTCCTGACTGTTGAGCGTGGAAACGGCTGCGACTGCATCAACAGTAATGCCCGCGTGTCTTACGACTACACCAGCCGCGAGTATATCCAAGCTATTGCCCGTGAGATTGGCATCAATGTAACTTCTCCACTGACCTATGATTGCGAGACCAATACGCTGGGGATTGACTGCAATAAGTTGGCCCAAGATAGCGATTGCGGTTGCGGGTCGGGGCAGAATAAATCAGGCGAAGGTCGGCGTGGGCCGCAGGGCGAAGCTGGCAGAGATGGCGCAGATGGTATCAGTGTTGCCAAGATTACGATTGACGAACACAACACATTGCGCTGGGTGGACAGCAAACAACGCCAGCATACCATCGGCACGATTACTGCGGCGCAAGGTCCGAAGGGCGAAAAAGGCGAGAGCGGCCCACCAGGACCGCAAGGCCCAGCGGGGTTGCAGGGCGAGGGCGCGGGTACAATCTCTATGGTTAAAGAGGACAATGGGGAATACGCGCTGCTGCTGACCGAACCCGATGGCACGAATAAGACGATTGGTACATGGAAGCCTGTTGCGGGTGTCGGCGTTAAAGACATGAACATCGAGAAGAACGGCCATTTGATTGTAGAGCTTACAGATGGCGTGAAACTTGATGCTGGCTCTGCCGCAGGGCCGAAGGGCGAGAAAGGCGATACGGCTTCGTTCTCCATGCTGTATCGGGCTGGCACAGTCTATATCGCAGGCCCTGCGGGGGAAGAGGTGTACATGGTGCAGAACGGCGACGTACTTGGTACGCGCACCACAATTCCTGCCAGTGGCGTTTTATCCTTGCCGAACCCGAACACAGGAGCGGAAGGACTGGTTAGCCTTGTACACAATAGCAGCGTTGTAGCGTTAGGGTGGTTCTGATGAGGTTCAGAGATTTTGATGGGGAAGTACCCAAACTGAAACCGCAGGCGTTGTCAGCGAAACACGCGCAGTATGCGGAAAACGTGGACTTATACGGGGGGCTACTGCGCCCCCACCGCGCGCCGCAGTTCCAACAGTATGTGGTAGATGAGTATGGGCGACCTATTGCGGAGAGTGATAAGGTCGCCATGTTTGCTATGGTCGGCAGCCACGCCGTCGGCTTTCCGACAGATACCCACTGGGTGCGCGACCCGCGTGAGAGTGCGGGTGCAGGGACAATCCTATTTGTCCGCGACGGCAAGTTGTGGCGGCTCTCTCCCCGCATGGTGGACGCAGGTACTGGTGCGACAATGGTTGGTATTTACCCGCCGAAAGAAGCCCCAACGGTCGCTGTCGCCAAAGGCCGTGGCTGCCTGTCCCAGTGGGACGAACGGTGTCAAGACCCCGAAAAATGCTCGCCATGTGCTGATACGCCTGAACTTCGTGGCTACCGTATTACCTACGTCAATGAGTGCGGCGAAGAAAGCGCACCCAGTCCTGTGTCAAACCTGATTGATATACGGAACGGCGACGGTGCAATCGTGGTCGATACCAACACCCCGCCCGCCAACGCCATCAAACGTCGGTATTACCGCAGCGCGACAACCAGTAACGGGGAAACGGTATGGCTGTATGTGGACGAGGACGTTATCCAAGACACAACCTTTATCGATAGCGTTTGCCCTAATGCGCTGGGCGAAGTCCTACCCACAGAGAACCACGAGCCACCGAGTGAGTGCTTGGACGGCGTGGCTTTGGGGCGGAATATGCAGACAGTGGTATGGGCTGAAAATCAGTTTTGGGTATCAGAACCTAGATTGCCCCATGCTTATAAACCTGAAACCCGTGTAACACTGCAATACCCTATTCAGTTCATCGCAGGGCATACAACACTGACCGAGGGTACGACCCACTTCGATATTGCGATTGCCACCAAAGGCTACCCATATATGGGGCAAATCCGTGATGACGGTCAGACGACTATCCGCGAGTTGGAGTATTGGTATCCTGCCGTGTCCCCATTCGCGTGGGGTGTTCAGAACGGTGTTGTGTATTACGCCGCAGAAGCTGGGCTGATTGGTATTGTCGGGGCGAAAGTTGAAGTAGCAACTGACGATTACATGACCGAGCGCGAGTGGGCGAAGTTCATGCCCGCCACCATGAGGATTACTGGCTACGACCAGCGGCTGTTCTTGTGGTACACAAAACGGGACGGTACTCGCGCGGGGCTGTTATTGGTTGCCCCAACCACGGATAAACGCCGCCCGCCTTCATTGAGCCGCCTGACCCTTACAGTTAAGTCTGCCTACGCTTCCCCCGATATGGATATGTTCATGCTGATAGGCACGGAAGTCTATAAGTGGGGCGCGGGCGCAGGCTACATGAAATACACATGGTGGTCGGGCGTTGAAGTGAATAGCGCAAATTGGTTTCCGACTGTGTTCAAGATTGTTGGCGATGACGTTCCGACCTATAGTCGGGGGGCGCAGCGTGCGCTGACGGAGTATGAACTGTGGCGGAAAACCCACTGCGATTTATCCGATAGCGTGTTCTTCGACGAACACCCTGCGCTGCGGCCATATATGCAGCAGATACTCGGCGATGGCGCGGACGTGATGTTTACGCTATACTGTGATGGTCGTGAGATTTACTCGCGTCGAGTTCGCCATGCCGCCCCAATAATGATTAAACGTGTCCGACGAGGTATCGAGTGGTCTGTAAAAGTATCAGGCACTACCGAGCTTCGTGAGCTACATTTACAGAAAAGTTTGAATGACCTCCAAAATGATGGCGGTCATGCGTAGGTGTTTATATGACAATTATTGATACGGCCAAGAAGGTTGTCGGCGCGGTTCTCGGCGGCGGTAGCGGCGGAGGCGGCGGGGCATCGGACAACCAAGTAACGATTGGCAACGTCAGTCCAGGCGGCACGAACGCCGTCGCGCTGTCCGCTCCCCATATTGTTCAGTACCCCAGACCGCCGAAGCGTGATGACGGTCGGTGGATTGCCTTATCGTCTGTGATTGGTAACATCATCGGTAAGCTATCCAGTCAGAAGGTATTGAAGGAAGCCCGCGATGCCGAGCGTAAATGGCGCGAAGTCATGGAGCAGTTAAAGCACATGGCGGACACCGAACTCGCGCGCGTGCCTATCCTTCGAGATAAAGCCTCGCAGTCGATGGACGACCTTGATAAGCGCAACGAGAAGAACTGGCAGCGCGGGGATTTGGAGTACGGTTACGGCGAGCAGTTGAAGCCTTGTATCGACAATATGTCCGACGAGATTTGCGCGCTGGCGGACTGCGGGTATCAGGCTGATTATGATGGTATCCATTCGCGCGTAGCGGCTGACGCGGCCCTGGCCGAAGCCAAAGAGTTCGAGAAGCTGTGTCGTATGAACAACCGCTATAATACGGGCTGGGGCTGCGACGTGCGCGGGCAGTTATTGGTCGCCACGCAGAATGCCATCATCGGGCAGACGAACAAACTGCGTGAGGAAGAACGACTGAAAAAATGGCAGTACGATGCGGACCTCAAAATGAAAACCTTTGAGATGATGGAACGCGCGCGCCAAAATCGTCAGACTACCGCGCAGAATTACGACCGCACTGCCAGCGAGCAGCGGCGTTTCCAATACTCGGCCTACACCAACGACGCGCAGAACTCCCTCAAAATGGGTGCAGACCTGCTGGCCTCGTATGGACAGAACGCGGCGTGGCTTGCAGAGAGCCTGCGTAAGACCGCCAAAGAGACAATGGCGGATTGGGGTACACTTGCGACCATGATTATCGGCCTGTTGTTCGCATGGAACATGAAAGGGGCAGCGGCTAAATCTGATGACTGCGGCGGTGGCGGCGGTGGCGGTATCGCTGATGCGTTGAAGGACGCATTGAAAGGCGGTAAAAACTCCGCCAAAGCCTCGTCGGGCAGTAAGGCAGGCGGTAAGGCAGGCAAGGCAGGTCCATGATGGGGGTTTATACAGACGACCCTTTCGAGGGCTTACACCGAGACCCGCATACGTCGCCCTTCGGTCAAGACCCGATGCAGGCAGTTGAGGAAGAGTGGTATGATGACGTTGCCCTATCCATCGACCCTGAACGCGGCGTGGCGTATGACTTCACTATGCGGCTGATGAAGGATATAACGGGTATTGACGAACACGACGGAATGCAGGATTACACTTATTTCGGGTTGCCCGCCGAAGGCGCAGCACCAAACATCTTGGAGGACTTTGAATAATGGCTAGTTATTTTATCGGCTCGAACAACACGAGCAGCGGTTTCGGTGGGGGTGGTAACTTCTTCGCCCAACTGGGGCAGATTGGCCCAGCATGGCAGAACACCATGCTGCAAGGGCTGAATACCCAAAATGCCTTCAACGAGTTTCAGAACAAACAAATTGTGGACCCCTACCGTGTGAACGCGGCGGCCAGTTCGTATGCAGTGCAGGGGCTGCAAAACCTATACAACGCCAACGAGTTGAACAACGATATTCAAGCGCAGCGTATCCAAAACGATGTCGGCAGCCGTGATGCCGCGCTCCAACAGTACCGCAATATGGGGTATAACCCCGACCAAATTCAGTACGGGCAGAACTTGGTACGCCAAGCTCCTACACAGGCGCAGCCTGTACAGGCCGCCCAAACTGGTGGCTATGCTGCTACCTCCCCCCAACTTGGTGCTATTCGACCGCAGGCTCTGCCCCGCCCGCCGCAAGGTTACGCATCGTGGCAAGAGTGGTATGACTCCGACCCAAGCGCGGCAGCAATGATGCAGCAGTATCAGATGGAGCGGCAAAGCGCGGTAGCCCCGCAATACCAAGACCCATCGGCTTATTTATTTTAGGAGGCACTATGGCATACGGCACACCCCCACGAACATGGACGGCTTCGCCTACCGCGCCGCAGGCTGACCCAAACGACCCGACCGTAGCGATGTTCAATCACATAGACACGCTGCGGTTCAACCGACAACATAATATGCTGGGGCAGCACCGCGCTGCGCCAATCTCCGCTCCCGTTCGAGTGGTAACAGACGCGCAGGGGAATAAGGTATTTGTACGACCTGATGACCCAACCTTCGTGGGTACAGGCATTCAGCAGCCACAAGCTGCCCCCGTGCCTGCCCCACAACCCATCACACAACCGATGCCGCAGCCTGCCGCCGAATACGCCATGCCTGCTGCACCGCAGGCGGTGCAGTCCATCACGTCGGCACAAACGCTCGCAGGACAGCACCCTATGCCTGTACCACAATCAACGTCTAATGTGTATATGCAAACCCCGTCGCCTGGCTTGGCGCACCCGTTGGACGTTGGTGTCGCCGCCGATGATGTAGCGCAGCGCTACGCGGCACTGTTGGCCGCAGGGCAAGCCCCTGTGTTGAGTGATAACCTACAAGCTGCGCTCAACCGCCGCATGGCGCGTAACAGCCTCGCCTTGTCCGCCGCCACCAACGCTGCGGACACCAATGCTGCCTACCGCGCTATGAGTAATCCTGACACGCGCAACCGCGCCCAAGAGATTGCCAGCACCCAAGGCGTGTCGTTCGATACGGCAATGAAGATGGCGACCGCAGGCGCACTGGCACAACAAGGCAATTACGCACTGGCGAACCGTTACGAAGGAAGCACCCTGCTGCCCGCTATGCAGGCAGAGAACCAACGCCGCGTAACGATGGCGTTAGAAGCAGGTACGGATATGCCTGCGCTGACCGATTACCTCGGCAACACCTTCAATAGCAGTGGTATCAACTCGGTGTACGAGACAGGCGACGGCGAGACCGTCCGCTTCAATACGCCCTACATGACCGCAACAGGTACGCCGAACGCAGCAGTAACCGCAGGACGACTGGCGCAAAGTACCGCTCCGATGGCCGACGCTTTCGCCATGCGCGCAGGGAATACGCAGAACGTTATTTCCGCCGCACGCGGGCAGCAGCAAGCGGCCGCAGCACAAGCCAAGATGGTTGGCGAGAATGCCATGAAGCAGCAGGCGAACTACACCCGCATGGCGGAGCAGGCTGCGCGTATTCAGAAAGCCAAGTTTGACATGGCAGCCGCACAGCTTCGTGGCACAAGTGCCGTAGCTCCGCGCAGTGGCCGCACCGACAGTCCAGCGCAACAGGCGCAAGTGCTTGTCTCCGCAGCCCGTAATCTTCCCGCAGACGACCCGCAACGCGCAGCTTTGTTGCAGCAGGCGGCAGTATTGGTCGGGGGCAAATTGACCGCCGAGGAACAATAAATGGCCTATGACTACACCTATGGCATGGGGCTTGGCCCGCCGATTGCAGGTAATACATTCCGCATCACGTCGGGCGTAGGCCCGCGCAAGCAGTTCGCCACGTCAGGCGGCCAGCGGTCAAGTACCTCTCACGCAGGGGTGGATATTGCTACCCCAGTCGGCACACCGCTACTCGCCCCGTTTGACGGTACGATTGTCCATGTAGTGAATATGAATGACGGCACGGCGAAGCGTAACCAACGTGGGTACGGCAACATGGTGGTCGTGCGCCGTGCAGACGGAACAATGGTACAGATGTCGCACCTGCATAGTGCCAATGTGAAAGTCGGCGATACCGTTCGTTCGGGGCAGCAGATTGGTCTGACAGGTAATTCGGGCAGTTCCACTGGCCCGCACTTGGACTACATTGTTCTCAAAAACGGCATGGCGATGCGCCCTGATGGTACAGCCTACCGCGCTTACAGCAAACCGTGGCTCGGCGGCAGCGGCTCGGCGGTCGCTCCACAACCCCAAATGGCGCAGCCTTCAACAGGCGCACTCCTCCCTGCCGCGCCTGCGGCACAGACTCCTGTGGTTGCCCCGCAGTTGTCGAACACCGAGAGCAGCCTAGCCCCCCGCACCGACTGGCTTGCCGAGTTGGAGAAAGAGAACGCGGTGGCGCAGAAGTTAGCGGAAGTTACCGAGCCGAAACCCTTTGCCCCAGTTCAACCGCCTGAATTTTTTACTGCGAGAGATGTGCAGGCAGCGCAGCTTACGAAGCCGCAGCCCGCCCATTGGGTAGCGGGAGCTTCCTATCATGGCTACTAGTATTCAAGAGTTAGAGCAGTACCGCGCGAACCCGCGCGTGCAACAGATGCTGACACTGATTTCCCGCACCGAAGGAACGTTCGGTGCGAAAGACCCCTATGCGGTGTATGGTGGTAATATTAACAACCAACTCTCCTCGCTTGCGCGACACCCTGGCCAAGGAGGGTCGTGGAGCTTCCGTTGGAACGACGGGCGCAAGGGTACGGCGACGGCATCGGGGCGGTATCAGATGATTGCTGGCACATGGAATGGTCTCGCTCGGCGGTACGGCTTCTCGGATTTCGGGCCAGTTAATCAGGACTTGGCGGCTATTGCGCTGATGAAAGATGCGGGCGCGCTGAACGATGTGGTAAATGGTAACTGGCAGGCGGCGATGCAGAAGCTGGGGCGGACATGGGCCTCACTCCCTTCAAGCCCTTACGCGCAGGCGAAACGTAGCCAGGCGGAATTTGACCGTATGCTGGCACAGACCACAGGGAGCGTATCCGCCGCAGCCCCGACGGGGCGCACGAGTTTCACAATGCCGAAGTTGTCCGACACGGCTACCGCGCCAACCAGTGCGACTGCACCGCAAAATACTGGTACTGGATTAGGAATACTTGCACCTGCTGCATTGAGTAAAGATGAATTGACAGCTATAATGCCTGATAGGATTACCGCCCCGCGCGTAACTGATACATTCTTCGAGCCAGTCAAAGTGGACTGGCGTGCTTACTATAAATAGGACACGATATGCCGTACATTCCAGGCCAAGGTGCATTCAGCTATCTCGACAATCTGCAACAACAAGCCGACCAAGCGCAGCAGGACGCACTGCTGGCACAACAGCAAGCGGTGGCCTACGCGCAGCAACAGCAAGCCGAGACCGAAGCGTACCGCCAGCAGTTAGACGATATGTTGGCGCAGCAGCAAGCCTCCTACGACCAAGCGCTGCAACAGATGCAACAACCAACCCCCGCCGTATCCGCTGCGGGGGCTTCTGCCGTTGATGGTACTGTGCAGACCACAGGTAATCCATTGGTGGACCGCTTCATCGCAGAGAGTGGTAATACCCAGTTCATGCCCGAAGGTGGTGCGACCTACTTCAACAACAAAGCGGTGGATGAATGGTTGGACCGCGAAGCTACCCGTAACGGCTGGAACGCCACCAAGCGTGCGGTAGAACGCAAGAAGCTGACTGACGCGCTGGTTAAACTGACTGGCAACAGCCGCCTGTTCGAGGTAGAGGACCGTGGCTTCACTGGACTTGTGGGCGACTTCGCCAACCGTGCCGTAGGCACTACGGTTACTGGTCTGATGGATTTGGTCGGCGTTACCAGCACCTATGTCGGCAAAGCGATGAATGAGGTCGGCCTTGGCGACGGTCGATTGGACGCTTCCCGTGCGGTACTTGATGCCTCTGAAGGGGCGAAAAGAATGTTCCGCTCCGCCCGCTCCTACGAAAGCCAAGACAACGAACGCGCGTTCGAGATGGCATCTGGCATAAGGGATACGCTGGACGTGCTGGCGTACAACCCATCGGGTTTGACGGACTTTGCGGGCGATTTGGTTGGTATCGTATTCGGGCCAGGCGCGGTTGGCAAAGGTGTATCCGCAGGCGGTAAAGCCATTTTGCGGTCGGGTGCGACTGCGGCTGCGGCGGCAGGCGGTAAAGTTACTCCTGCGGCGGCCAAAGCACTCGGTCTGTCCGATGAAATCCTGCGCGGCGGTGGGGCGAAGATTGGCGAGCTTACTGGTATCAGTGGTTTAGTTAATCGCCAAGCCGTCGGCGCGCGGATTATTGGCGCAGGCGAGAAGCTGACAGATGTTACACGGACTATTGGTTTCCAAGCTGCGCTGGAAGGTACGAGCAACGCTGCGGATATTCTCCGTCAGAACGGCGCGTATAACGCACAAACAGGCGACTATAACGGCGACGTACTTACGACTGCTGCTGTGGCGGGTGGTCTGACTGGCGGGGTAACGTATGGTCTTGGCCGCTTCCTCCCTACTGCCGAAGGCTCTCTGTTGCGTATGGCGAACGCCACTCGCGCCGAAGCCTCTACGCTGGGTCGCATGGTAATGAAAGGCGAGACCACGATTGACGATGCGCTGAAAGCGGTATCCACCGACTTGCAACAGGGTATGTTAAGCCCCGAAGCGCGGAGCGTGTTGAGCGAGATTAGCGAGCGACTGACGACCGAGCAGGGTAAAGCCGCCCTAATGAACGCCGTTGATAAAGGCTCTATCTTCCGCACCGTTCTCGCAGGGGCGAAGCCTCTCACGTCAGGCATGATGTCGGAGGGCTTTGAAGAAGGCTTGGTCGGTCTGATTTCCAGCGCGGCGGCACAGTCCGTATCAGGCGACGGCAATTTCTCTTGGGACAAAATCGACTGGGCGCGGGCTGCGACCGACGCAGGTAAAGCTGCCGTTGTCGGCGCATTGATGGGTACTGCTGTTGGTGGTCTGAAACTGGCCCATGATTACCGCGACGCGAACACCAACCTTGACAAAGCCATCGCCGAGTACCAAGAGAAGGTAAATGGCATGATTGCCGAGAACGACACGCAGGTCGCCGCCTATGAGTCTGCGCTGACGAATGCGGGTGGTATCAACCAGCTTGCCAATACTAACCTGAACGTGCTGACCACCACGCCGTCTGACGTGCGGGCATTGACTGAACAAGTGCGTAGTAACGCTGCTGCGGCCAACGCTGCCGCTGGACTGCAACAGAATATGCCTGTTGATGTGCTGCGCTTACCCGCGCCTGGCCAAACCTCCCCCGCCGAACTCGCCGTGTATAACCCCGCCCGCCGCCGCTTGGAGACCCTTGCCGAGTGGCAGGCGGCGGATAACGCCGCGCGTGAACACAACGCCCAACTTGATGTGCTGGCCGAGCAGATTGTTCACGAACAACCCATCGACGAGATGGTATTAGATGTCCTGGCTAACCCGACAGGTGCGGCGCGGCAAGCTCTTAATGTGTACGATAACCTGAATGCCAGCGGTCGCTCCCGCGCTGCCAGCGCGTTCAACCTCCATGCACTGAATGAGCAGACTGTACGCGATGCGCTGACCCGTAGCACGGAGCAGGTCGATTATGAGGTACGCCAACTGCGCGAACTCGGCCTGCGCGACAACGTGCCTGATACCGTGTTGAAAGATATTGAACAGGCAGCTTACATCTCCGATGGCTTCTCGACCGTTGAAGAGATGGTAAATCGTATGGGCGACAGCGTGGGTTATATCCCGCAGAACGTCCGCAATAATATCGCGCTGTTATCGAAAATTGATAAGGCGGTCGCCATCTTGTCCGACCCCGAACTGCCTGCCAACGAGCGTGCTGTGGTCGCAGATAGCGTTGCTGTTATCCGTAGTAACCCCTCGCTGAACCGCCGTCTGCAAGCCACATACGATTGGGTGGTAAACAAGTTCGGCGCGATGGTAGGTAAACCTGTGCTGCCTGCGTTCGACCGTGTGGCCGAGACTGCGCGCCGTGAAGCAAGTTTGGCGAAGCCGAAGGCCGAAGTCCGTTTGAGCGATACGACCACTGTGTCTGCGCTACTGAAACCTTTGGGCGTGGATAGCAAGACCATCAAAGCCTTGTCCGACCAAGTGAACAAAATCAAATCCACCAGTCGTGGTAAGAACAGTGTGCGCGCGGCGGTTATGAACTACATCGAAGCCTCCATCGTTACCGAACAGGACGCAGACGTAGAGGCCTACCGCGAGCAGGCGTATCAAAAAGTGTTCGACTACTACAACTCGCGTGAGGACGATGGCGAGGCGGTGTCCGACCTGACCCGTACCTTCTTTGAGGGCAGCGATAACCCGCCCGAAGTCGGCCTAGACCGCCTGCTGGAAGAAGCTGTCGATGACGTAATCCGTGCCAAGTACACCCGCCGCGCGGAGGTGGCGGCGGACGAAGCAAAAAAGTTGGGGCTGACCCCCTCCGTAACGCTTGATGGTAGTGATGCCGCTGCGATTGCGGACACTGCGCGGGCAATGGAACGCAATGGTAAAACCGTTACTGCTGATTTATTCTCCGCGCCTGCGCTCCCTGCGGTTGATTTGCGTCCCGCCGATAAAATCCCTGCGGTCGATTTGTTCTCCCCATCTGCGGAAGCCCCCCGTGCGCCGCAGGGCAAACGCGCGTCTGTTGATTTGTTCTCGGAAACCCCTGCTGACGTTCAGGCGGCCTTCGACGCGCAGGCAGAAGCCGACCTTGCTGCGCTGGACAAACGTTTTGGTAAACGTGATTTGTTCTCTGACGACTTCGATAGTTTCAATGACTACGACGATTTCGACGTATCCTCCTATGCGCGGTATCATCGCAGCAAGTGGGACACCATGACCGAGACCGAGCAGACGCTGGCCGTGCAGCAGGAAACTATCCGCCGTGCGACCAACGCTATCTCTGCTGCCTTCGGCCAGGACTTCATGCGTCATGTGGTATTTGTAAGCCCCAATAGCCAGTTGCTTGCCGACAGCAACACTACGGCGTATGTGCTGGACGGAGACCCAAGCACCGTGTATGTGGTAGCCGACCCGACCCGCGCCGACCACCAGTTCGTTTATAGCGTAGCGCATGAGATGCTGCACCAACACACCGACGTTGCCGTGCGCGGCAAGACGACCCAATGGGGCGACTACAAGCAGACAATGGATAAATTCGCCCAGCACCCGTTCGTTCAGGAGCTTATGGGCGCGATGCGCTACACCTATCCTGAACTGGACAGCTATGCGCTGGCCGAAGAAGCACTGGCGGAAATCCACGCGGCGCGCACATCGCCGAAAGGTTGGGATACCCTGCGCGAAACATGGGGCATCAATACGAAACCTCCGACCGACCTGCGTGCCAAATCGTCAGGTCTGATGGCGCAGATTATCAACTGGTTCAAGCGTATGGTCGCACAATGGCGCGGCAAGCCCCGTACCACTGATGCGGAACTCGCCGAGTTCTTCCGTGTCGTCAGCCAGTCCCGCCCCGATGCGGCAGCCCAAGTACGCACCCCCGAAGCAGCGCAGCAGTACCGCGCCCGTATGGAGTTTGAAGCCGCTCGCCAGCGCAGCGACTATTATCATGGTATGGCCCGCGACATCACACCCGACTTCGACGCTCTGCCAGCGCAGCAACAGCGCAGTATCCTTACCGACCTCGCCCAGCGTAACGGCGACGAGTTGTCGGCGCAGGAGCTTGGCTTGCAAGTACGTTATGCCAAACGGCCTTACGGCTCGGAGTCAGGCGAGTCCACTGTTGGCGACCAGCCGAAGAAACACGCTGGCGCACCCCATGCCGAGCCGTATCCTGACGGTACGGTAGAACGACTGTTCCGCGAGCAGGCCGAGCAAGCGGCGCAAATCCCACCGAGCAGCGACCGCGACGGCCAACGCCACATGGCGCATAAGTTGGTACGGCAAATCAACGTTTATACTAACCGCGCACCTGACGCGGAATACAACGCCGAAGTGCATGGTGTACCCGTCGGGGTAATCTCACTTGTCAATTCAGGCGACAACACTGCCGAAGTGCGGGTGGTAATGAATGACCCTGATAACGGTGTGGTGGGTGTTATGCACACCGAGCCAGTACACGGCGATATTGATGGCGCGATGTATAACGCATGGGAATGGTTGAACACCACCTATCCCGCCCAATACTCACGCCCAAGTGGTACGACCATCGACCCCCGCACGGGCAACCAACTCACGCCAAGCGAACTGTATGTATTGAACCGCGCCGACTATATGGGGCTTACCAGCCCCCGTGTGCGCGAGTGGACGAACTGGCTGCGGGAGAAACTGCCCGCACAATATATCCCCGTACTGGACGCATTCCTCGATTTCGTCTCTGCCCTGCGTACCCGCTGGGTGGACATCTACACCTCTATGAAAGAGGTTGAGATGGCCTATGAGAAAGCAACAGGCAGACCGTCGAATGTGATTACCCGTATGCAGCGCGACATTGGCGAGGGCATGGCCTTTCTGCACCGTAACTTCAACGCAGGCTCTGTGGTTGAAACAGCGGGCAAACAACAGTCCATGCGCGACCGCACCGAAGCTATCCGTGATGCCATGTTGCGCGAAGGCGTACCGCAAGAGCGGATTAACAAGTTCCTTTACGGCTTGGAAGAAGCGGTACGGTACAACCAGTTCATGAACTCGCCCCAGTCCGAAGGACACTGGGCGGAGCGAGAAGATGGTACGAAGTATATTGTGAACCGTAATAACGGTGGCGAGGCCTTGTCGGTAACGGGCTTCAACTTCCGCGACCTGAACACCCTCGACCCTACTATCGGCCAGGCTGACTTGGGCGCACGCCGTTTCCTCGCTGCGCTGGCGGGCATGAATGCAGAAGAACGCAACCGCATTGGGCGTATCGTGGCAGAGGTGTCCGCTGCAAACCGCACTGTTATCGAACTGCAACACCAACGCGGCGTGTTGAACAATACCGACTACACCAACCGAATGCGTCGTGGTAAACGCGAGCTTGATGCAGCCTTCCCCGAACTGGCGGCACAGGGCTATGATTTCAGCGGCTTCTTTATTACTATGCGCGATGACGACAGCAGTGCGTTTACCACCCGCGACAGTAAAGGCCGTACAACCGCCGTTGAGAACGTGTTGGGTAACACGGCTGCCGTATGGGAAGCGGACGTTAAAAAGGCGTTCCGCAATAACGAGATGGCACAATTCGCCCTGTTGGTTATGTCCATGCCTAACCGCCACTTCGCCATCGAGCCTGTAACCCCCGTTGCTAACCCCGACGACCCGACAGGTGCGCCGTTGTGGGAGGAGAGTACGAAGGGCGAGAAAGGCAGCACGGTGGTCTATATCAACGGTGTGCCTGTAAGACTGGTAGCGAAGTCCAAGACGGCGGCCATGATGTTCGACGCGGAAGCCATGCACCCTGCGATTGCAAAAGTCGGCTCGCTTAACCATTACTTCAACCAATTCAAAACCTCCCTGAACCCAAGCTATCCTGTGGTTGGTTTCGTCCGCGATATGATGACGGGCTACTTGAATATCAGTGGGGCGATTGGCGAGCAGTATGTGAGCAGTAAAGACGCGGCGGCTGTCGGCACTCGCGCCGTAGGCTACGCCCTGCGCTATCTGTTCGTGCCGAATAAGGGCAACCTGTTCTACGGCACATGGCGCGGCGAGCAGGGCGACGTATGGGCGCAGGTGTATCAACGCCTCGGTGCTGGTATGTTGTTCGGCGACAATGTGAATACAGGCGCGTTCGCCAACATCAACAATAATCCACTGGTATCAGGTAAGGTCGGTCGGGCGACAGATGTGTTGTCCTCCGCTTACGATAAGACCCGCTCGGCTGCCGCGAGTGTGGCAGAGACTATTGCTTACCCGCCTGAAACCGCTATGCGATTGGGTGTATTCCGCGCGTATGCCGAACACCTGCTGGGCAGCCAGCTTAAATCGAACATGACCGCCGACCAAATCGTGGACTTGTTCGACCAAGTGAAGTCCCCGCAGAACAGCGACTACGCCGCCGCGATTATCGTAGGCTCGAAAAACATCACGTCCAACTTCCAGCAGCATGGTACGGATAGCGTGGTGCGCAACTTGTTCTCCTTCCACAATGCCGTTATGCAGGGTACGTTCGCTACGCTGCCGCAGATTTTGAGTACGGAACATGGCCGCAAAGCCTCCGCCCTTCTGCTTATAGGTGCAGCCGCCGCCGCAGCAGCCGCCATCGGCAGCGAGGACGAGGACGAGTTCGGCAACAGCAAGTATTTCCAAAACCTGAAACGTAACCGCAGCATTATCTTGGGCGACGTGGCCGTGCCTATCCCCGATGAGATAGGCTGGATTAAGAACTTATCGGATAATATCGTCGGCGTTATGATGGGCAAGCGCAATATCATCGACGCTTCCGTGGACCAACTACACGCCTCCGCAGAGATGGTAACAACCCAACAATGGGGCGACACCGACAACGCCTTTACTAATGCCTTGTTCGCCGTTACGCCAACAATGGCGCAGCCGCTGATTGCTATCAGTTCAGGCCACGACGTGTTCGGTCGCAAACTCAAAAACGACTTCGCCTACGACGCACAGGGTAAACGTATCAGCTACGCTGCCGACGTAGAGCGCACCACACCACGGGCGACCACAGTCGGCACAAGCCTGGCCGAGTTCCTTTACGGCGCGACAGGCGGCGGTATTGATATGACGGGCGACGAGGTGGACGTAGTAGGCCGCTCCCTGCTGGGTGGTATCTACACCAGCTTCGCCCGTACACAGACCGAGAGTATGCGGGCAGGCGACGGGGTGGTATCGACAGCGGGCAGCGAACTGGTACACGGCGTTCGTGCAATTAAAATCGACCGCCGCTCCGATGACGCATGGCAGGACCTCGGCGAGCGGCTGGGTGTCAGCCAACGCCATGAGGGTGGTATGATGGACGTGTTGAACAGTAAGGACCATCCCGAAACGGCGGAGGCCTATAAGTTATACCGTAGGGGCGATGAGCGTTCCCGCAAGGCTAAAAGCGATATGGGCTATTCATACAAGCAGCTACATGATATGATTGGCAAAGCAGAAGCCGAAGGCCGTTACCAAGACGTGCGCGACCTTCGTGCCGATATGCGTACCATTAAAGTAAACCGCGACGAGATACGGCGGGAAGTAATGGCCGAAATCAACGCACTGGGAGTTAAATAATGCTCGACTTGAAGATGACCGCCATCGCGGTCGGCGCAACTGCTGTGCTGGCCGTAGCGACCACATGGGGGTTTACCTCCTCTTATTACACGGCGCAACTGACCGCGTACAAGAACAAAGTGGCCGCAGAGCAACGTGCCGCACAACTGGCTGCCGCCAAGATGCGGCGTGAGAAAGAGGAGGCGGTAGCGTCTGCCGTCGCCTCCGCCGACCGACAACATTACGAGGAGCTTCAAAATGCCAAGACTGAAATCGACCGCCTGCGTGCTGGCCTCGCTGCTGGTACTGTCCGCCTGCGCCAAACCCGTACCTCAACCTGTGGTAACAACGCCGTCGCTGCCAGCCGTGCCAGCGTGGATAACGTCGGGCCAACCGAGCGCGCAGCAAGTGAGCCAGCAGTTGAACAAGATATTCTCCGCCTCGGAGAGTACGCCCTAACTGCGGTCAAGCAGCGCGACGCTTGCGTAGAGATACTGCACAAGGAACGCGAGGTGCTGAATGAAAGACAAGATTAACGCATGGTACGCCCGCCTGTTGTGCGGGTATAACCTACTGGGAGACTTCGCCGACCTCGCCTGTAAGGGGACGGAAGTCGAATACGCTTTGGATAAGTCAGAGTGCGAGCGCGGTAGCGTGCAAATGCGCTGCTGGTGTTGTACTTTTTGGCGCGGCGTTGTCGTCGGCGCACTGCTAACCTCCGCACTTGTAGGAGTATGGTATGTCTGCACATTGTAAGTATAACCGCCATCGTGTTGTCCGCCGAGCGGCTAACTGGACCTTCGTTACCAAGACGCGCGGCGTGGAATTATTTAACGCTATGTCTCTTTTAGGTGCTGCTGCGGCATTTTCCAACGCAAAAACTAGGCTAATTAACCTACCCTCGGTGTATAATGCCGATACCATCGACACCTTTGCGTTATGCTGGTTATTCGTAGGGTTGTCGGGGTTGCAGTGGTACGGGCTGTTCCAATGGGATAAGTCGCAGACACGCATGGTCTCTGCTATCGTATTGATGGTATCTTCTGCATTGTGGTTTTGGTTAGCGACACTGACCTACCATAGCGCGGCGTGGCTGACAAGCGTGGGCGTACACCGCCAGTTACTGTATATGCACATTATTCTCGGTGTGCTGTGCTGGCTGGCGGCGGACCAAATCCGTGCCGAGGTCAATCAATAACACAATGACAAGGGGGCAGTATGCACGAACTGATTACCCCCCTTAACCTCGCTGTTTTGGGGGGGCTTGTCGGCGGAATGCGTACTGCCGCTAAATCGGAAGATAATGCTTTCATGCGGCTGACCGATATAGCGATTGGTGCAATGGCTGCGGCGAGCGCAAGCCACTATGTTCCTGCCAACGCACCTATGAGCGCGTTGATTATCGGTGTGGTAGCAGGGCGGAGCGCAGGATACGCGACCGATATTATTTATGGTCTAGTGCCACAACTCCTGCCTATGCTGATTAAGTTTTTACAATCCGTTCAGAACAATAAGGGGAACGACAAATGACAACATTCGTTTTAGGCAGTCGGTCTTTGGAACGCCTGCAAGGGGTACACCCCCAACTGGTCGCAGTGGTAAAACGCGCCATCGAACTCTCGTCGCAGGATTTCGCTGTGAACGAGGGGCTGCGTACTGCCGCACGTCAGAAGCAACTGGTCGCTACGGGCGCAAGTCAGACCATGAATAGCAAGCACCTGAAACAAGCGGACGGTTACGGCCACGCCGTGGACCTTGTACCTTGGGGCGACTTCGATGGTAACGGCACGTCCGAGATGTCATGGCACTGGGGGCATTTCTACCACATCGCCGACGCTATGCGCCGTGCGGCGAAAGAGCTTGGTGTGCGTGTACGCTGGGGCGGCTGCTGGTGCTGCTTGAACGATACCACCGCAGACACCGACGACCTCGTGGCAGATTACACGGCCAGCCGCCGTAAGATTGGCAAGAAGGCCTTTATTGACGGCCCGCATTTTGAATTGGTGGTATAATATGTTAGCGTTTATGAAAGAGTTATTGACGAGTGCAGGCACAGACAATACCAGTTTGAGCAAGTTGAGTATGCTGGTCGGCATCGTAGTATGCAGTCTGATTGTGCTGGGGCAAGCCGCGACGGGTACATTATCCGCCGACATCTTTGCATGGTATGCCTCTGTTACCGTCGGAGCGAACACCGCCAATAAAGCGATTAACGTCTTTGGACGCAAACCGCCAGCCGATACAGAACCTGCTGCCGACCGCGAGAGCGGAGAGTAGCGTTTTACTTTTCTTTTAATTAGGAGTTAAATATGGCTTTCTATAATCTGTCCGCCTGCGGCAAATCGCCCAGCAACGTTGGTATCGCGCTCGACCCGATGGCGTTGATGCAGATGGTTAAACCCTATTATGCCACTGTGCATATCACTGTCGCCAAGACGGACTGCGGTAGTGTGTCCCGCGTAGCGTTGGCATACCACCCTGACGATGAGCGCGACCCTGAAGCGACTATGCCGTTCAAAGACACCGACGGCGACATCGTGGCTTACCTGTACCCAACCCGCTCTGACGCGCACCCTGTGGCCGTACTGGACCACAAAGGCGACGTTATCGGTTATGGCATGAGTACCGCGTACAACCCAATCGTTTCGGCCAACGCAAAAACCCTGCAAGAAATGCACGACCTGGCGGGTAAACTGCTGGGCTACAATACCCAACCATAAGGAGCTTATGATGAGTTTGAAAAAAGTAGTGAACACTGTATGCCCTGCACCCGCGCCAGCACCAGCGCCTGCGCCAGCTAAAACGGAAGCCGTGCAAGTGTACGTCCCCGTAGAGCAGCCTGTGATTGTGCCGCATAATATGCCTATGTCGTTCCCTGTTCAGCCGCAAGGCGCGCCTATGTTTCAGCCTGCCGACAATGTCTTCCTTACCGACATTGGTGTGGTAGATACCAGCTTGGTGTACACCCGCGCCGACGGCTCGTTCAAAGCTATCCCGCTGCCTAAATGCGGCTGCAATGATGGAAGCAACGGTGGTAACGGTAACAACGGCAACAACGGTACTGGTGGCAACGGTGGTAACGGCAACAATGGCAACAATGGCAACAATGGCAACAATGGTGGCAATGGCACTGACGCAAACAGCGATACCAAAGTCAAACGCTTCGGCGTTGAAAACGACAAGCTGGTATTGGAGGACACAAAAGGTAGTAAGTTCTCTGTATCGTTGTCCGAACTGGCTGGCCCTAATACCACTATCAAAACCTTCTCCCTGTCAGGCGACAAGCTGACGATTACCGACAGCGACAATAACGAGTTCTCTGTAACTCTGCCGAGCGGCACGGGTGGTACAGGTGGTACAGGTGGTACAGGTGGTACAGGTGGGTTCGTAGATACCAACACCAAACTGCGCGGCTTTGAGATTGCCGACAACCATCTGCTATTGAGAGATACAGATGATAATCTTTTCGGTGTGCCATTACCTGACTTGCGACCTGACACAGGCACAGCACCGTGCTATCGTAACGTGAAGGTGGTGGATACCGCTTCGCTGACCCTGACGAACCTCGACAGTGGCGCGTTGGTATATGTACCTGAAAGCGCGCCAGGCAAGCCGAACATCACACTGCCATCTAACCCAGTCAAAGGCTTCACTGTGGACTTGGTTATTCACAAAGACTCTGTGTTGAACTACGTCTATGCAGGCGGTGGCGCGCGCGCCGACAGCTTGGTAGCCAAGTTATCCCGCACCGTTGTTTGGACAGGCGACGACTGGCTTTCTATTAACTAAACCTAGGAGGCAACTGGTATGACGTGTTGTGCTGGTTGCCGCCTTCCTGCCAACTATAAGTCTGACGACCCTTATCTGACGATTGATGAGGACAGGTCAGGCGGCGGTGGCGGAGGCGGTATGATAGGTGGGGGCAACCCCATTGGCGGCGGACACAACGGCGACGGTGGCGGGTCAGGCTGCTTGACATTATCGCTGACTGGTGTAATATGGGACGCGGCTGCGGGTAAGTACAAGAAGATGACTATCTCGCGCGGTTTCAGAGGGACGGAGGACTATCGCCTATGGCGTATCCAACACTCCGACCACCCATTGAATAGCATCGGGACAGCGGACCTGTTTAATAATGGTAAGTACCCGCAGGGCCGCGTGTTGGAGTTTAAACGCCCCGACGACACAGGCGACGACTGGGTTATCCACGCTAATCACGCAGTGGGTAGCATCGAAGATGTGGACGAAAGTCAGCTTACCGTGTCGGTTAATCAGGCGTGTATCCGCTGGGTAATCTATACTTGCGGCATCTCCGTGTGTACCACTACCTACTCGTTCCCGTCTGCGGAGGCGGCATTGAAATATGTGGGTGGTACAGAACTGTATGCTAACTGGGACACCAAAGCACCGCGCACCAAGACCAATCAGATATTGGAATGGGCGTACTCAACCTATCGACGGACGATTGACCCAGTATATGTTGATGACCTGCGGCGCAAGATAGCAGAAGGCAACACTCCGACCCATAACATCGTAAAGGCGCAATAATGAAATATGTAACCGACGAGACCATTGGCGAAGGCCTGCTTATCGCTGGTGGTAAATTAACTGTACCGATTGACGACAAGACCATTAAAATGGTTGAGGGCAAACTGACCGCAGTAGCGGCAGTGCAACCGTTGGAAGGTATCCGTATTTTTAACGCAACAGGCGAGACGGAATTGGCCGTCGTAGCCGAGAAACCATAAGGAGCTAAAAATGGCAACAGATTTTCGCGTAGTAACCCCAAGCGACTTGGGCGACACCATTGTTTTGGGTGCGAAAGTACCAGGCAAGTACGACGTACAACTGCCTGCTGGCGTAACCGACATCACGCTGGATAATAAGGCGTTGAAGATTACGACCACTGCGGGCGAAAAAACCGTGGACTTGGCAGGCATTATGCCCGCCGTAACCGCCGAGGTGTTTCTGAAAGCGGTGGAACGCTTGGACGACAAAATCCAGTTCATCGTCGGCGAGAGCGATAACAACCGCCACGACACTACCTTTGAAGTGGACATTACCGACCTGCTGGCAGTCGTGCCTGACGGCGTTACTATCGGTGGTAGCGGTACGACCACAAGCAAACTGGCAGTGCGTATCGCAAGCGATGTGGCCGACAACGTGTTGAAGTCCAACGCCAACGGCCTGTATGTATCCAAAGCTGACGTAGGCGCAGGTGCTACCCCTGCCGCCCGTACCGTGCGCTTGGTAAATGCTGACGGTACGCAAGTCCTCGGCTACCTGTACGCGAGCGAGAACTAATCATGGCGACGACAGACGCTAAAATCGTAGCAGTCGATGACCTGCACCCTGATAGCCTTGTCGTCCGTCCTGACGGCAAGGTAGGGCTGCGGGTGTACAAAGACGTTATCTACACGCGCGGCGTGCTGACGATGGACGATGAGGGCAGGCTGGTACTGCGCGATGCGATGATTGCCTTGCAGCCGCCTACTGCCATCAATATCGGTCAAACGAACCTGATGCGGGCCTCGGTAGTCAGCGGTCTAGCCAACAGTATCGGTAGCCAATATACTGATACCAACCACGAACGTTATTACTTGCTGGGTTTCAACTTCCACAATACGCCGAAAGTATTGCGTGGTATGACGTTGTGGCTGAACTATGTGAATGGTAGCGAGAAGCTGACCCCTATCAAGTGGGTGGACTTCGTTGATGGTACGGATATGTCGCCGCCCGAAGGTACGGAAGCGACGGAAGATAACGGTAACTTGAAAATCACGATTACCGACTTCCAAAAGCTAAACTCTGCTAACGCTTACCTGCTGTTCAAGCACTCTGACGACACGATGGACTACGAGAGCAACTATGGCGGATTCGAGGACGACGTGCGTAGAGGCCCTGGCCGAGACAGCGACCGCTGGCGATTTGAACCCGATGTGGACATTACCAAAGCCGACTGGCCGAAGGCGTATGCAACTGACCTTGTGGACTTGGCGCAGCGCGCTTACACCTTCAACGTGTACGGTTGATAACAGAAACCCCCGCGAATGCGGGGGTTTATTTATTGGGCTAACATAGCCTCTATTCTGGACGGTACTTCGTAAACGTGGTAGGTCTTACCATCGCCGCCACAGCCGACCGTGATGACCGCTCCGTGCTTAACGGCTTCAATACGCTGAATATCCGATGGGGCTACGTCGATTGTACCCCCGTCCCGCAGGTGCAGTGTTATCTGCTTCATACCATATCTCCTACTCTAACTTGAAGAACCCACGCAACGCGCGACCGTAATATGTGTCGGCCTGCATAAGATGGTATAATACATTATTTTGCCACGCTGCGTCATCTTCGCCACGGTGTGCCTCGTTCCCCACAGTGCGGGTCGGGTGGGCCTCTACTGGCGCGAGCCAGCGCAGGGTACGTTGGCTATGTTCTTGCCAGTGCGCCCACGGCGCAGACCCGCCGATATGATGGTACAGGCTGTGAATATTCGTCATATCGAACGCGGGGGCAGACGAGAGGATAAAGGCTTCAACGCCGTAGGACAACGCTTCTTGTAGGAAGGGGCGGATAAAGGCCTCAATAGCGTGTATCCCATCACCCAAAGAGAGTCGCATGAAAATATCAGCCATTGCTTTGCGCGGGGCTTCACCCTGCTTCAACCACCACTGCACTGTGTCAATGTCTACTTGGCGACCATACTTGTCCGCCTGTTCCTGCATGTTCAATTTAATACTGCGCGACCGATGCGTCTCTGATAGCTCGCCGTTGTCGTTCACAATGTGCATAACACTGATACCGACTTCCCCCACCACAGCGTTGGTCGGGTGCAGCGACAACGACTCAATATCGAACTGGATTAAAAATGCGTGTTTCTTCGTACTGGGTACAAATGCGTGGTCGTTCATACGGGTTCTCCTGTGCGTAAAGATAAAGACCACTCGTGGCCGTCGCGTTCCCACTCGATATGGTCGGCGGGTACACCGCGTTGGCGGAGCAGGTTGTTGATAATGGCGATTGGGGCGTTGCCGTCTGCCCAGTCTGTGATATAAGCCTGGCCATCTTCATGGTAACACTCGACCAGTGTGTCCAGTTTCTTCGTCAGGTCGGGGTGGATAAGGTCGCGCTCTTTGACGAAGATACCATCGAGCAGCACACCGCGTCGGTCTTTGATTTCGTCGTAGGCCTCTTGGATACAGTCCTGAATGTTCCACCCATGCTGGGCGGCGAGGATGGTAAGCACCACGGCCAGGTCGCCGATACTGTCTTTCACAAGGGCGGTATCCCGTTTGGCGATACCACTCGCCAACTCCCCCGCTTCTTCCAGCAGCTTCGCCAGTTGTGCCTGCGGGGTGCTGCCCTCAATTAGGCTGCGGTCGTTCGCCCACTGGCGGATATTTTCAAATAACATTTTGGTCTCCTATTAACTTATTGGCCAGGTCTGCATACTCGGCCACAATCTCACTACCTAAAAAAGTACGGTTAAGACGTTTGCATACCACGCCTGTTGTACCTGTGCCAGCGAACGGGTCATACACCCTCGCGCCCTCTGCGGAGAAATTGAGCAGTATCCGCTCGACAAGTTCTTGAGGGAATACCGCGCCGTGGCTCTTGGCCGCCGCAGGTTTCTTACCACTGCGTATCTGCCATATATCGTTCAGCGTACCACGGTCGAACTGTGCAGAGCGGAACTTACGACTGATGGCATCGTGCTTATCAAACACAAGCAACAACTCCGACTGGCGGTTGAGTACGCCCACGCCCATTGCTGGTTGCGCGTTCCCCTTGTCCCACACAATGACCTCTTTCAGATGGTCTGACATCTCGCCGATGATTTTAAAAAAAAGCCCGCTTGCTGCCCGTTACCACTTGAATGTTGTAGAACACCAACGGGGAAATCCGTAGCATCTCGCGCAACGCGGCCAGGTGGAACTGATAGAACTCGTCGATTGGTATGTTGTCGGAAAAGCCCTCGTACTTGGTGCTGAACTCTTTGACAATCTGCCGTGAGCAGTATGCGCCGTTGCGAATACGGAGGTTCATGTTATAGGGCGGCGATGTGATAACTAAATCAACACTATCATCAGGCAGCCGCCCCATAGTCGCCATGCAGTCCTCATTTACCACATGGGCGAACATCTTACTCCTCCCGTGTCAGGTCGCCCATCAGAGCGAACAGAGCGGTACATACGTCATACAGCATCGTGTGCCAGTGCTTCGCATTCCCTGCGGCCTCGCCGCCGTCCTGCGCCCATTGGCTGAAATCGAATGGTAAGTCGTCAATCAGCGACTGATACCCGACGACATTATTCAAACCGATGGTAAGCTCGCAGTTGCCGACAATATAAGTGGCTTCGATACACTCGGCGCGTTCGGAGCGCAAGGCGAGGCGAATGTCATGGCTGGATAATTTAACACCACTACTACCACATACCAATGTCAGACCTGTGGGCTTATCCTGCCATTTAGCGATTGGGGTCGGGTGGAACTCGGCACTATAACCAAGCACAGGATTGTTGGCATAGACCACACCGTCGTTGTCGCGCGGCATAACCAACAGGATAGATGACTGACGTGGCGTATCCGTCGTGCGGCGGTAACGAATAAGAGACAGCAATCCGCTGAATACTGGCCAGGCCATGTTGATACCAACTGCAAACCACTGGTGGTCTGACTCACGGATAAGACACAGGTGCTTCTCGGAGACGGCGAACGGAGTACGGCGTTCAATCATATCTTTTGCCAGTTCGCGCAGTTCCTTCTTGGTTGAGGTGGCGTGCGTACCTTCATTGAACATACGTTGCGCCTGCGCTTCGACCGCGCCTGACGGGATTGATTTGGTTTGCCACTTGGCGGTCAAGGCAACGAAGTCATCGCGCCAGTACGCGCTGCGCCAGCCGCAGAAACCTTTGGTATCTTCTGTTTCCAAAAAGTGTTCGGCGGGGAACGCGTCTTTGATGTCGCGCATATCGGGGTCGAAGGTAATGCGGGCGACCAACAGCTTGGACGGTTTGACAAGTTTACTCATAGTGTTTCTCCAAAATAGCGGCCAGTTCGTCGGCGCGGTAATGGCGGGCTTTGCCAGTGGGGGCAGTAATCGTATCGACACCATACTTGGTATCGCAGCCTGAATTGATTTCGCTCGTCGCGTAGATGATAAGCGGCGCGTCGAAGAAGGTTACGCTCTCGATAGCCAGTGCGGAGGTTACGGCAGCCCCCCAACCCTCGGCGACGAAGGTGCTGCGTTCAGGTACAAGCACCCCTTTAGCAGGATTGTCTCTGAAGTTGTTGAAACTGTACACGTCATGCGTACCCCTACGCAGGTCATGTTCTACCATCAAACCCGAGCAGTTGAGTTCAAGGTCCACCACTGGATTTGCGCCACGCGCGATTAAGTCCTTCACTTTCTTGAAGTGTTGTTCGATACTGGGTATCTCGCCCGCGTAGCCGAAGTGGTACACACAGTTCTTGGTCTCTACGGTACGCAGCTTGCGTGATGCTTCACGAGAGCCGTCGCGGGTCGCCCCGCAGTCGGCGGCGAGTACGCCGTCTTTGTAAACGATAAGTGTCATGCTTTATCTCCTAATGGAATGGCCCACACCTTCTGTGGGTCGGTGGTTGAAGCCAGCGGTGTATTTGCCAGCATACGTTTAAGTTGTCCGCTCTTACCGCCTCGTTTGAGGAGTTGGTGTTCAAAGTCCGCCAGTACCACACGACGGGTATTACACCACTGTTTGATAAGAACGCTGTTCACGAACGCCATGCCGTTCGCACTCTCGACACGGATATACACGCTCTTGCGTGGAAGCTCCGCGCCCGTCATCACGAAGTCGTCTGTAACAGCTGTGCCGATGACAAGGGTATGGTCCACGTTGTCCGTGAAGAACTGCGACAGGTAGTCCTCCTGCGCCAGCACGCGGTATCCTACACGGCTTCGTAACTGTTGGAGCAGGTCGCCCGCATACTTCAAAATACCGCTTGGCTCGAAGGGGAGCAGGCGTAGTTGGTCGCCGATGATTGCACCGACACAACCTGATACCAAGTGATTAGCCCAGTACCGCTCCTCGTTGGTAACGTTATGCGCGTTGATGAAGTAGGCCATCATGCTGTCCCACAGCTTCTGCGCCTTGTCGTCGTTCGCTACCAACCATTCAATCAGCCTATATCCTGCTGCACCTTTGATAGTATGCAGTCGTTGTGCGAGTTGTCGGGCATGGTTGCTGTCCCGCAGATAGGTCAGTTCGGGTATGTTGATTTCCGTGATACGGCGGATTGGGCCGTCGGCTACATCGCGCCCCTGTGAGACCATATCGTATAGGCTGGTATTGGCAGTGGCATAAAAGAACGTCCGCCACTTGTTACGGTTGCCACGAATGTCGTTGTCGCTGCCTTGCGCCCGCTCCTTGTCGCCGAGCCGTGTACTGTCATAGACCATGTTCACGATTTCCTCCGAGTTCATCTCGGTTACTTCATCGCGTAACAGCGGCAGGCTGTTCAGGTAGCCCAAGTTCGTCATCAGGCCTGCGATGGTCGTACCATCTTTACTGCTGAACGTTACAGCGGCGGGGTCGCCGAACACCCGTAGCGCAGTCTGACAGGTAAATGTCTTACCCCGACCTGACCCTGACGAGCTTAAACTGATAACGCCCCCTGCGTGGCTCTCCAACGCATACTTGCTGCTGAACGGCGCGCCCAGCGCGGTGGCTATAACGAACTGATTGGCGACGGCTTGCGGGCTGCCATACATCTCATGCAGCAACGACCGCCACAACTCTAACTGGGCATCGGCTTCTGCGCCTTTCGCCGTAGGACGGAAGGCCTTGGCGTGTTTCCTTGCCACCTCTTTATCCCCCAGCGGTGCGGGGCGCGTGCCTGTACGGGTTATCACAGTGTCCCCCAGTACGAAGTCCTTGCCGTTCTCCTGCCAGCCCATCTGCGCGACGGCGGCTACGGCGGCACGCTCGTTTACCAACTTGGTACGCGCACGGTTGAAAAAACTCATAAGCTGCTTCCATTGTTCTGCGCCGTCTATCGGCAGGCCTGCGCCTGTGATAGCGTCTTTAAAGTCTTTCTGCGAGTTGATGTTGGTACTGTCCAACTGGAACTCGACCACCCCGTCATGCGGCGAATGGTATCGGCACAGGTACAACTGCCGATTACTGCCGTCCTTAACCCGCTCGAAAATATAGGTGTCTTGACGGCACACCTCGAAGGCGACCATCTCGTCCTTGGACTTCTTACCATCGGGCAGGAGCTTCGGAATGTCCGTATATACCCCACCTTGCTGCCCCCGATAGAAGCCCCACGGCAGTTCGGGTACAAGGAATGTATCCGTCTGCGTATGGTCTGTACTGACTGGGGCGATGACGATGGTCGGTCTGTTCTGCGGCTCGTAGCCCAGCACAATCGGGTTGGTAATCTTGCCGTAATGCGGACAGCCTTTACACCGTTCAGGGTGCTGCGCCTCGAAGTGGGCGCAAGATTTAGGGCCTTTGGCTTGGGCGGCTTTCGCCTCCGTCGCCCCCCGCTCGTATTCAGGGTGCAGATGTGAGAGCTTGTGTATCCACTCGTCTCGGTCGGTTACGCAAAACTGTGCCACCGACAACGCGCCGAACCATGTCGGCTCGTCTGCTTCCTGCTGGTGTTCATAAGCCCACAACAACTGGGCGCAGCCTGTCCGCTCGTATTTCTGACGGTCGATAATCTTACCGAAGCTGGCGGGTTTGTACTCCCCCATCGTCCCCATTGAGGACTCGGCGGCTACGGAAGCCATACCCATTGCGGGCATACCCAACCCCAGCAGGGGATTAACAACAGGTGGTCTGCTGCGCAGGCTGTCAGCCACAGGCAGCGACATGAAGCGGTGTAACAAATCAGGTTTGGTAAACAGCGCGCCTGTCGAGAGGATACGGACTTGGTTGCCTGATTTGAAATGTATCGTACCAACTGGCCTCAACACGCTCGCCGTATCCGCAGTGCGCGAGCTATCCACCTTCAATCCTACGCTGGCGCAGTAACGCCCCAGCTTATCGGCGGCGGGTATCCATTCGGCGGGGGCGATGTCCTCGGTGCTACACCAATAAACGTGAAGCCCCTCGCCACTGGATACCACATAGGTCGGTTGTGGTATTAGCCCTTTGCCAACCTCGGCGGCCAGTGCTTCGAGAGCCGCCTGCTGTGTAGGGTACACGCTGTCGCCGTGCTTCTTGTGCTTCTCAACCCCAGCGTCAATATCCAACCAAAAAGAGCGCAGTGCCAACACGTTGGCTTGTGTGCGGAAACCGCTGCCGCCATCGGCGGGCAACTGCGCATAGGAGGCTAGACCGAAATAAGTTTCTACCGCTCGGCTTTGCAGAGCCTGAATAATACCTGTGGTCGCCATCGTGTCGGAGAAACGGACAGGGTTATTTCTCGCCCAGGTTTTACCATCTTCCTTCGGGTGGATTTCGGTAATGCAGTTCCACCCGTTCGGGCTTACGACGGTTTGTAAAAATTCGTGGTACATTTTCCGCTCCTACTGCCGAGCGTTACGCACCCTCGGTTGTTTGTGTTGTTTGTGCTTGCTGCTCCTGCTGTGCCTGATACCAGTCTTGCCATGCCACCAACTCCACGCCGACGGCGATACAGCCTGCCACGCATTTGCGGTCATTAGTTGGTAACACGCCTTTGTTCAACAGTGTCTGCATGACGCGGGTCAGTTTGATAATTTCGTCGATGGTTTCCTGTTCGAGTTTCACAGTCTTACCATGTACCAGCTTCAACGCCGTGGCGTTAGGCAACTTGATGTATTCATTCCACACAGACAGAGGGGTGCGAGTGTACCACGCCCACATCGAGAAGTCGCGCTGCCATTGCGGAAGGTCTTGATTTGTCAGACATTCGTATGTGTTAGCTTCATTTTGTGAGAAGCGGGTTGGGGTGCGTTGGTCAGCCAGTGGGGTAAGTTTGTTTTCGGTAGTCATGATGGTCTCCTTGTGGCGGGCGTAACGCCCGCCTGTTGATGTTACGAGTTCAGTACAGCGACGGCAGCGGCCAGCGCAGCATCAGTTTGCTCTTGGGTTGGTTTAGGTGGTACGACGTTGTTGCCTGCGAGGAATGCAGCGGCTGCGGCAGTCGGGTCGCCTGGTGGCGTTTGCACGGGTGCGGTCATTACCTGCGCTTGGATAGGAGCTACGGGAGCGGCAGGAGCAGCAGGAGCGGCAGGAGCGGCAGGAGCGGCAGGAGCAGCAGGAGCAGCAGGAGCAGCAGGAGCAGCAGGAGCGGCAGGAGCGGCAGGAGCGGCAGGAGCGGCAGGAGCAGCAGGAGCGGCAGGAGCGGCAGGAGCAGCAGGAGCGGCAGGAGCGGCAGGAGCGGCAGGAGCGGCAGGAGCGGCAGGAGCGGCAGGAGCGG